GCCGCCACATACCCGTCCCCAAACCCCAGGAGTTGTTCGGTGCCGAACGCAGCCGTCAGATCAGACAGGGGGGCGCTATTGACAAGATCGTAGCGGTGAATGACGGCGGATGCGGTCCGCGGCCCATAGTAAAAGATGCTGCCGTCGCGCGCGACCGCGAAACACCGCGCCGCGGTCGAATCGGCTGGCAGCGCCCAGCTCGCCACCTGCACGCCAGTGAGAGAAATCTTCCGAACCGTCTGTGCGCCAGCCTGCCCGGTGACCACGTAGAAGAACGCTGACCGGTCAGTTTTAATGCCACGCACGGATGCCGGTGCCCAATCGAGCGTCGCGATCTGTTGAAAGTTCGCGTTCAGCAACGCTACGCCGGTATCGGCCTCGCCATTTTGAACGCAGTAGATGCCAGAAGGCACCGAGTCGCTGGTCTCCCCGGCTGGATAGCCCGTGATGAATTGCAGAAACGATCCGTCCGCCGCCGAGAGGGTGGCGGCCGGAAAACCAAAAACGTCATCATTGACGAGCAGGGACCCGATTGGGACGCCGAGATCCGGTGCTGAGCGCAGCCGAAACAGCAGCCCATTGCCCAGTGGGGACGTATTGTTGCTGTCAGTGACGAGGAAGTAGTAGGTCGTCAGCGGCGTGACGGGGATGTAGAACCAGAAACCACCCGCCAGATTGCCGCAATAGTTCTGGGTCTCGCTCGGCCCAACGACTTTGACCTGTGTGAGTGCTGGAGGGGTACCCGTCCACACTGAAAGCAACGGCCCGTAAAACCCACCGATCCCGATCAGGTCTGCGTTGACTGAGATGAGTCGTTCGCCCGGCTTGGTCGTGTACTTGTACCAGACGGCGTGGTACTGGTTGGCATCGCATGTTGAGGCATAGCCGGTCCCAGTCGGGGCGGCCTGGATCTCGGCCTCTGGCTGGGTCATCGTGTAGGGCAGCGCCGAAATCAGCGTCGCGGTCTCTGGGGTGTAGTTACTCACGCGAGCACCACCCGGTATTCATAGATCTCGTCGGACATCTCGTAGATCGTGTTCGTCGCCCGGTCGCCCACCAGATGCTTGCCGAAGGCGAAGCAGTGACAGCGCCCGACGTCTGGAATGTACTTGAGCTGGCGGTCATCGTACAGGCCGCGCTCATGCCAGAGGCCCGTCGAGACGTCGTAGACCCAGCTGGTGTGATCGGCCCCGCCGGCGCGCGGCGGCGTGGGCGAGAAGAGCACATAGAACAGATGCCCGGCCTCCTGGTACGTCCACGCGATGATGTTGTCGAACCGGCCGAGCGACCGCAGGTAGCGTTCGACCGCGAGTGTCGAGATGCGCGAGGGCGTGTAGCCGTTGGCCCGCATGACCACGCCGTTGCCGCGTTCATCACCGGCCACCCACATGATCGTGTTGTCGAGTTTGGCGACCGAAAATGGCGCCCAAATGCCAGACTCGATGAAGGCACCAGAGATCGGCTGAAACGGAAAGTTCCCGGCGCCCGAGTTGTACCAGATCTCAGTCGTCTTCGTGCCCTGCAGCCAGAGTTCGCGGTGGTCCGCCGTCATCGCGAGCAGCTGATTGCTTGACTCGCTGACCTGCGCGAAATCCAGGGCATCCCAGAGGAGCCCGTCCTCCGGGCTCGAAATATAGAACTTGTTCGATTGATCGAGGAGCGCACAGAAGTAGCCGTCGAAAAAACACCCCATCTTGGCCGGGTAGGGAAACCCGCTGGCCGTGATCTGCGTGAACGTATTGGTCGTCGTGTCGAAGATGTAGCCGAGGCCGCCGCTGGTGATGAAGACCTGATGCCCGGCGGCGCCGTTGGCGGACATCGTCGCCGGATTGCCGTCCACCTCCACCTGGCCGCGCACGACCGAGGTCCCGCCCGCGAGCACTTCGCTGAAGATCCCACCGCCGACGGCGAAGCAGCGTCCATCGACCTCTATCTCCCCGCGTACGGGTCCGGCGCTCAGCGGCGCGAATGGCGCGTAGCCTGGGACGCCAACGAGCGAGGCGCGGACCCGCGGCGTCCCAGCGTCGATCAGCTCAGGGAAATAGTTAACCGTGCGCTCGGCGTCGACGTCGAGCGACCGGTTGGCATTCGTCGGTCCGATGAAGCCCGCATACTGCATGAAGTTGTCACGGCCACTCCAGGCCCGTTGTTACTTCGCGAGTTCGCGTTCGCGGGCGTCGAGCGCCTTGATGACACCAGGGCGTGGCCCCTTCGGGTTGCGCGCTTCGAGCGTACGGACCTGGGCGATCATCTCCGGGGATGTGATGGCGCTGATCTGCGCCGCGACGTCACCGACCTTGGCTTTGTAGAGTTCGGCCGCCCGGACGTCATCGGCCTCCTGCGCTTTCGCGGCCGCGTCGTTCACGGGCGGCGCGCCCACGCGGGCCGTCTCAAGATCGGCCGAGGCGACACTCTGGGTCGGCACGTCAGGCGCCGGATAGGGCGTGTCGCGCCATTCTTTCCCAAGCGCGTCGTCCTGTGCCGCATTGTGAACCAGCCGCGGCGGTTCGGACGGGTGGTATCGGTACGACGGGTAGTGCACGTGGACGTAACTCATACAGGTATGCCTTCTCTTTCTGTCGTCACGATGTCTGGGGCGCCCTGCCACGGGGCCGCAAAGAACGGCTGTTGATGGCGGGCGAAGACGACCGCCCATGTCTGCGTGGCCGCATCGAAATACGGCCAGATGTCGATATTCGCCGTGTGCCCCATCCGGACCGTGGTGTCTCCCCACATGGCCACACCTGCATCCAGGAGTTTGCGGCAGAAGTAGACGTCATCGTCCCATCGATCCAACTGACCGGCTTGCCCAATCGCCACGTAAGGCGGTTCGACGCCCTCCAGGGCGGACAGCCGGAGCAGCATTCCGCCGAAGGTGGCGCCCTGGATCCGCACGAGCTGGCCGGGCGGTGGCAATGCCGTGATCAGCGCGTCAGGCGTCGGATCGGGCCGGCTGAACCAGATGGCCGCAAACGGCGGCTTCCGCATGAACGTGAGGGGCACGAGCACGTCGAGTTGCTCGGATTCAAACCGGGCCAGCAGCCGCAGGAGCGTATCCGGCTGGAAGGTCAGATCGTCGTCGAGAAACCAGATCCAGCGCGCACCGACCGCTTGGGCGTACGCGATCCCGAGGTTGCGATTCTCGGCCGGCGAACAGCCAGAGACGACGCGCACGCGAACGCGTGGAGGACGCTCGAGGTCCTCCACGCATCCCCAGAACGAGGCGTACCGCGCCAGTTCGGCTGACGGGGCCACGATGACCCCGTCGTAGGTCGGCGCCACGGGTCGGTTACGCGAGCGTGACGTTCCGCAGGTCGCGGACCAGCCACTTCCCGCCGTAGGCCGTGATGACCATGTTGTCCCCGATGGCGCCACCGAACGTGGCGACGTCGGTGCTCGTGCCACCGCCGTTGAAGCCGGTCGTGTTGGTGACCGTGTGCGCCTGTGCGGTCGACGACTGAATCGTCAGCTGCAGCCCGTCCTGATCGACGGCCGGGTCGGCCAAGGTCATCGCGCCCACACCGGCCTTGTTCAGGAAGATGCGGGTGTCGACGTTGGGGACCGCAATCGCTCCCGAGACGCCGTAGCTGGCGACCGGCGAGCCGGGCGGCACGTCGGCAAAATCGGCCGCCGGGCCGAAGGCCGCGTTCGCCAGCGTGTTGTGCGCGACGGCGAGCGTGCCGACCTGGCCACGTTCGACCTTCACGACCGGCGAGGCCGAGACGTCTTGGACGGTGACGAACTCGCTATCGATCCGGATGAGTTGGCCCACAGCGATGCCGGTCGCGCTCGTCAGTTTGAGCGACGTATCGGTGGCTGTGATGGCCCCGTTTAGGGTGGTTGCAGTCAAGCTCATGTCGTGTTCTCCTCAGAAGTGTTGCACGTGAAACGTCCCGGCGCGGTGAGGTACTGCGCCTCACCGCGCTTGACGAGCGTCTTGAAGTTCTGCCGACTCAATCCGGTGGCCGTCATGGCCGCGTCGACTGAAGGGTAGGTCACGCCCTGATAGGCGATAGCCCGCATCTTCCAGAAGGTGCGGCCCTTGCGGGCCTCCGACATCTTGCGGCGCGCTTCGGCGCTCGCTGTTTTCCCCTTGTTCCATCCGCCGAATCCGGCCGGGAGCTTGCTCGGCTCGAGATACCGAGCCAGCCCCAGCGCGAGACGACGGCGCATTTGTGTCAACGAGAGGCTGTGTGCCCGTGCGGCGAGTGCCGCGCTCGGATACGCCACGCCGTTGAATTCGACCGCGCGTTGATTCCAGCCGTGGCCCTTGCGGGTTGCTGACATCTTCGCTTTCACTTCCGGCGTGTGCTGTTTGCCGGTGATCCAGGGCGTTCGTCCAAGATGTGCGAGGCGCTGCTTCTCTCTCGTCGCCTCGGACATCGGTCCACTTCCCGGACCACCTGGACTGAGGTTGTAGCCGTGCGGCACCAGCGAGTTGTAGAGCACGATCGCGGCTTTTTCCATCTCCGCGAGTTGCTTCGCTGATTCCGCACGGCCCAGTTCCGTCACTTCGAACGCGTCCCACCCGTACTCGCGAATCGCGCTGGCGAGCGGATACGTCAAACCCCTGGCTGCAAACGAGCGGTGATTCGAGAGCCGCTCGTACAGTGAACGTTTCGTCGACCCGATGTAGTTCTGACCCGTGATCCGATTTGTGATCTTGTAGACAAGCATGGAAGCCTCCTGTGAAGGTGGCTACCAACTTATCACTAACGTCAGTCCACATGGTCAAACTTTTCTCTGTCGTATCGACGTTCTTTACCCTTGGACTCGACAGGCCAATTCAGGCCGTAAAGTGCTCCACCCAAAGAGCACGTCGAAGCGGCAAGGAAAGCGGTCGAGATTTATGTCGTAAGCCCTAACCATCCGAATGCTGATCCCGAGCTGCTTGTCCGACACGCGCGCGGCCATGTCGACCCCACGCGGCAGCGGCAGATCGGCCGTCACGAGTGTGAAGGCATCCTTGTGCATCGCGATGCCCTGCGGGCTGACCGCGCCAGTCGCACCGGCGACCGTGATCGCCGCGTTGTCGGCCGGCGATCCGCTGACGGTCTGACCCGACCCGCTGGTGATGATCGAGGGGCTGATCGAGATCGTCATGTTGCCGGTCGTGTCGCTGATGGTCTGCGTCACGACGAAGTTCTGCAGCTGGTTGGTCGACTGCCGGCTCTGCGGGTTGATCGAGAAGACGCCGGCCATCGTGAACGTGTCGCCGCGGTTGAGCGTCGAGGCGCCCGAGGTCCAGCCGTCGGTGATGATGCTCGATCCGGTCTGCGAGGCCCCGTTGACCAGCGGCGTGCCGCCGTACGCCCCGTAGGTGTGGGTCTGGACGTTCTGGTCCATCGAGAACTTGAACCCGGCCGTCCGGCCCATCGTGCCGCTGGCGTACTGCTCGGCGATGGACGATGCCTGCTGGAAGAGGCCCTTCAGGGCATCGACCAGCGTGGCTTCCATCAGCGGGCTGATCGTGACCGACCGCTGTCCGTCGTTGGGCGCCGCGGAGTTGTTCAACTGCACGCCAGCCAGGAGGTAGGTCAGGAGCGCGTTGGGCGTGGTGCCCGGCGTGCCGACCGCCTGATAGATGTCCACGTAGCGGGCCATCCCCGCGGCATCGATCCGGTTAGCCACGGCGGCGATCGCAGGGGCAATGAATCGATCCGAGAAGTCATCGATCGACAGCGCCAGGTCCTGCGAACTGAACGCCAGATCGACCCCAGCCTGGGTATCGAGCGTGACGGGCACCTGCGTTTCGACGGCATCCTGCAGGTCGAGTGCCTGGCCCGTCCTGGTCGTGTACCGTGGCGGTTTGCGGACGTTGACGACCGTACCGATCTTCGCCCCGTCGACGCCGAACTTGTCGTCGAACTGGCGATTGACCTGCTTGGTAAACGTCAGGTTGTTTTCGAGTACGCGCAACGCTTCGCGCGTGATCATCGTGATCGTCAGGAGCGCATTGCCGGCCAGCAGGACGCCGGACGGATGCGACCACTGATTGAGCAGATGACCGACCAAGAGAGCGATGAGCAGCGCGAGGCCCTGCATCAGGGCTTCTCGCACCGTCCAGCGAGGGAAGGGACGAGCAATCATGGGAACACACCTCTTGCCGAGCAAGAAAAGCCACGAGACCATCGCACCGTCTCAGGTGTGTCGCGGCCGTCACGACAAGAACGTCGGCCAAACAGCGAGGACCGAATTGCAGGTGGCGTCCTCGTTCCCACCGGCACGGGCCGCAGCCCGCGAGGGGTCGTACACGCACGGCGTCAGCGCGCCGCGTAAAGTCGTTCGCCTAGCGTGTTGCCACGCCGCGTTTCTTCGAGTCGCGCCACGCGCGGAATTCCTCCGCCGGCAGGGCCGCGAGCTCGTCATCGGTCATCTGGTCGGGCGTCTTCGCCGTGCGCGCACCGCTCTGACCCACACGCGGGGCCGGCGGCGGCGCGGATCCGACCGGAATGGGGACCGGCGGCGCAGCAGCGCGCGCCGGCGGCGGCGCGGCAGCAGGCGCCCCGGGCGCGGTCGCTGGCGGCGCGTCGTCCGCGGGCCCGCCAAAGAGTCGGCCCTCCTCGAACTTGCCTTCGAGCCGACCGAGCGCGGCAATACAGCGCGCGGGTGGCAGGCGCGAGATCTTCTCGGCCTCTTCAGGATGCGTGGCCAGGAAGTACAGGACTTCCATCCCGGCCTCACTGTCCTGCAGGTACTCGGTCATGTACTGGGGGGTTTCGATCGCGCCGTTCTTCTGGAGGGCAGCGTCGAAGTCCGGATGCTGCTCGCGGGCGGCTTTCAGACGCGTCTCGATCGCACTCTTGCGCCGGTCGAAGACCTCACGCTCTGATCGCTCAGTCTCGCGCTTGGCTTCTTCGGCAGCTCGGACGACCAGCGCGCGGCGGACCGTATTTTCTGAGGTCCACTTCGTCAGTTCCTTCACGTACTGGTTGAAGTCCTCGAAGTCGGCTTCCTTCGGCTCGGGCTTTTCGGCCCCAAGCGCAGCCAGTTCGGCACTGGCGGGCGTGGACGGCGTCTCGGGCACGGCCGGCGGGGGTGCCGCTGGAGGCGTCGCGGCCGGCGCTGGGGCCGGTGGCTCGGCACGCGTTTTCAACTCGCGCTCGAGTCGTTGCCGCTCGCGCTGCTCGTGGTAGAGCTCGCGGGACAATTCCTCGATGCGCTCTTTGGCACGTGACCGACGCTTGTTCAGCGTCTTGGCGGCCGCCGTCGCGGCTTCCTGAGAGACGGGCTCGTCGTCGCCCTCATCGCCCTCATCCTCGGCGTCGGCGTCAGCCGGCTGTGTGGGCGTCGCCGCAGGCGTCGCGGGAGGGCTGCCCGCTGGCGGCGTCTCAGCCGGCGTCTCCGGCGTCGCGGCCGCCGGGGCGGCTGGGACGGCCGGCTCGGCGGGTGGCAAACCCGCCGCGGCGCGGACCTCGTCCAAACTGTCGGTCGTCGAATCGATTCGGATCTCGTTGGGCACTCACGGCTCCAGCAGGAACAAAGGAAAAGGGCCACTGCACCCGCCCGGTTACGGACGAATCCAGAGGCCCCTTCCCTGTCCCCTTTGTGTCGCGACAACCCGATGACCGGGGCGGCCATCGTCTCGCCCTGGAACGGCCAGCCCCAGGGACGCAGTCGCGCGCAAACTCAGTTACGACATCGCGGGATATGCTCCCAAACTTTTTCGCCCCCCGCAAACCACTCCGTCAGGCCCCTGGTTCGGCTGGGGGTTCGGCCTGCCGCGCCAGGGTCTCATGGGCCGCGCGGTGCGCCGCCATCCCGAGCTCGTGGGCGCGGCCTTGCTGCGCCTGGTCGACCTCGTGGGCGTGGTTAATCGCCTTGTCGCGTGTCTCGATGATGTGGTCCAGGAGCCGCTGAATGTGCGCGACGGTCGCCTTCAATTGCACGATCTCGGCTTCGGCGTGCTGCTTCTCCTTGTCGCGAATGATGTCGGTCGACAGTTTGGCGGCTGCGATCCGTTCGTCGGAGGCGATCGTTTCGCTTGCGATCCGCTCGCGCGAGTCGGTCTCAAGCTTCTTGGCCTGCAGGCCCGATTCGGCCTCTTGGAGCTGCTGTTGAAGCTCCTTGACCAGACCTTCCAACTGCTGCATCTGCTGTTGCGCCTCGGGCGGAATCGGCGCCGGGCCGCCGTCCTTCTCGGGGTCCAGGAACTGGGGCGGCACGGCTTTCTTGAGGCGCGCCGCGGCCGCTTGGGCCCCAGGCCAATCCATGTTGCCCACGATGATGTCGCCCAAAATAGGAAACGCGGCCGGGTAGACCTGCACGAACTGATTGAGCGCCTCCAAGGCTTCCTTCCGCTTGGTCGGCATGGCTGGCCCGGTCGAGACAGTCACGTCGTATCGTCCGGCGCCCAGGTTGTAAATCCCCTGGACCCCTTCCGGTAAAGTCTCGGGCACTTCCGGCTGGTCGCGGTGGACCATGACCGTCCGCGGCGTCTCGTCCTCGCCGATGATCCGCATGACGCGGAGCGCGTCGTAGTAGTGCGGGATGAGGTCGACCAGATACCGGCCCGAACACCGGATCGACCGGCCCATGTTGTCCTGGAAGTTCGACGTGGCGATCTCGCCCTGCTGTTGGAGAGCTGAAATCGCTTTACCCGACTGGCTGCTCGACGATCGCTTGCCCAGCGACTCCTGGTACAGGCCCATGATGGCCTGCAAATCGTTCTCGTCCTGCTGAATCGCGGTCACAATGCCGCCGATCGGTGGCTCGGACGTGATCCGTTGCGGAAGCGGCACGACCTTGCCGTCGAGCGTGAAGGGGCGGACGGTCAGATAGGGGCGGCGCCGGCGGTTGGCTTCCTTCCATTCGGTCTGATGCCCGTCGAACTGGCCCTCGTACCCGACCCACTGGCTGAGCGGCGCGAGGCTGAGCGCCTCGGCCAGCATCGTCTTCTCCCAGTTGAGCAGCCGCTGCGTGTCTTTCGCGTCGCGCGTCATGCCCCGCAGATCGACCTTGCCATCGATGTCGATCTCGTCGCCAATGACGGGGATGATCGGGATCCACCGGCCGGGCCACTCCTTACCGTCGGTCCGATCGGCGTTGCCCTCGATGATGCCCAGACCGTTGATGAGCGCCCACTTGACGCGGCGCGCGTCGACCTGGCGCGAGGTCCGAATCGTGAAGCCCACCTTCTGGCGCCCCGAGTCAGCCGGCGGCGCTGGCAACCGGTCGAGGGCCTGCTGGAGGTTCGCCCGCTCCTGGTCGGTGACCACTTCCTCATCGCCGCTGTGGGTCCAGCGAATCAGGTGGATCGTCTCCTTGTACATCTCGACGAACCAGTACATGGCGACCCGGACCTTGCCGGTCGGCATCCAATCGGGCGCCTGGTTGCCGATCGCCTCGAAGTCGTGCAGGCTACTGTCGGTGCCGAGCTCGCCGTAGCGGGCCAGATACTCTTCCTTCGGGATGTCCTCCACCTCGAAGGCGTAGTTCATGTCCGATCCGTCGAGCTCGGTATGCGCCGGATCGACGTAGACCGAGAAACAATTCCGCACGCGCTTGATGCGGAGGTCCTGCGTGAAGCTGCGATCGTGGGAGTACTCGGCGATGATCTTCCAATAGCCCCGGCCCACCGTCGTCTGGTCGTCGCCGGCGGTCGCGTACGCCGCCTGAGCATCGCTCTGGTCTTCAATGTGCCGGATGATGCCCTGATAGACCTCCGCGGTCTTGACGTCGGCCTGGTCGTCGTTGGGCAGCACCTTGATCGCGATCTGGGCCTGCCGCATCTGGTTGGTCACCAGGCGGATGAACTGCCGGATCCGGTTCACCGTGATCATCGGCCGGTCGTCCTGCCGACGCTCGGTGATGGCGCGCGGCTCCCACTGATCGGAGGCCGCGAACCGCTTGTCATCCAGTTGGTTCTGTCGGAGCTCGCTCTCAGCCGCGACCACGGTCTGGAAGCGCGAGCGAGCGGTCGACATGAACTTGGCGACCTTGTCCCGCTGGGCTTGCGCCTGCGGCGTGTCCTCGACGCGCTCCTGGGCGACAATCACCAGGTCAGACACGCCCGACCTCCGGAAGTGCCGGCCAGCCGCCACGCTCGACGATTCGTTTGAGCGCCGCGTAGACGTGTTCGTAGTCGGACCGCCAGAGGTCCTGATTGGCGCACTGTTCCTGGGCGATCCGCACGAAGGCGTCCTCGCCACCGGCCACGATGGTCACGACCAGATGCCACGGTTGCAGCCGGAACGATTCAAAGAGTGCCCGTGCGAAGTACTCCCGCGACCCTTGGTCGACTTGCTGTAACGGGGTCAGCGGCATCAGAGTTTCCCGATCATTTTCAAGAGCCACAAGGTCAGGCCCGACCCGCCGCCGGCGCACACCAGATACCACTTGAGACTGGCGATCGTGACCGACGTCCCGTCAAAATCTGACGGCCGAGCTCCACCATCACGACCGATGAGTCGACGAAACAATGTCTTAATCTGTTCATCGTGGCGCACGACGTTCCCGTTGGTCTTATCTTGTTTCTCCTCGATCCGCTCGAGATGGCGACGATTCTCCGCATGGCGCTCGGTTTGCACCTGTTCGATCTGATCGATCCGCGCATCGTGCTGCTCACGGAAATCATCGATCCGTTGGTTCGACGAAGCGAACCCGAATTCGACGGTCGCCTTGAGGGCTATGAGTTCCCGCTCCATGTGCTCCATGTCCCTCGGGTCACCATCTCCAGAGCATGGTGGACGTTCCAGAGATGAGGCTCACTGCTTCTTCACCGCTTTCCCAGAGGCGGGATCAATCGTCCAGCCAGGATGCGCCTTCTCGAAGTCAGCGACGATGGCTGCCGCGCTCTGCTGAATCTGGTCGCTCGCCGTCTTGTACGCCTGTGGCGCCAGTTGGCCCTGACAGACTTGGAGCTGGGCACTGAAATAGGCGACTTGTTGCTGGAGACTCGCCACCTTCAGTTTGAGCGTGTCAAACTCGCTGAGGACCGGCGGCGTCTGGAGTTCCGGCGCCTTCGCAATGATCGCTGGCGACCCGTCAGACTGGTCGGAGATCATCGAGACAGTCTGCCCATGTACCACCGCAAAGACGATCAGCACGATGGCGACGCCTGCCGCGATGAGCGTACGTAGCACTGCGAGTGGTCGATTCAATGGCCGCCTCACTTGGTAGTTCTTCCCATCCGATCCTCGACCATCTTAGTTACCTCGCGTTCCTTCACGACCAGCGGCATCAACGCCTTGAGGGCACTCGCCGCCTCAGCTTCGATAGGCGGAGTAGACGGATCCGCAATCTGCGCGTCCAGCACAGCGATCAGTTCAGGCACCTCATCTGGTGTGAGCGCCACGTTGTCTAGTTTCTCAAGGAGCCGATCCTGCCGACTATGCTTCGGGTCTGGATGATGGAGACCAGCGGTCAGCAGATCCTGGACCTGTTTCATCAGCGGCGATTGCTGGCGGGCCATGTCCAATTCAAGTTCACGAATCCTCTCGTCCTGCTTCTTGAGGAGCGCGTCATGGTGGTCGGTAACGCGCACGCGGTTCGAGTGGCCCTTGAGATAGATCGCCCACGCCAACGCCAGCGCACTGAGAATCCACGGAACGTAGATGACGAGGGCGTCCATGCCTACTTGATCACGAGGTTCTGCGACTTGCCCGGCACGACGACGTTCACTGTCAGCGTCGCAGAAGGCGAATTGCCCCACGCGTTCGTCGCCACGACGGAGAAGGTGTGCGTCCCGGCCGTCGTGAATGTCACCGCGACGCTGCACTTGGTCGGATCAGGCGTGCAGGGTGGCACGCTCGTGACCGCCCCGTCGAAGGTCATCGTGTAACCTGAGACGCCTGCCGTGGTCGCGTCGGGTTGATCCCACTGCAGATTCTTCGTGGCCGGGAGCGACTGCGCGCGCACCTTCACAATCGGCGCAAGGGCGCTCGCGCACGCGACGAAGACAGCCGTGACGAGAATCAGAATCGTGCGCTTCGACATGTGATTACCTCAACTTGAAGACGTGGACGATCGGCTTCGGCCCGGTCGTATCGGCGCCGTTCGTGCTGAAATAGACGCACGACCCGCCGCTCTGCCCAGGGCATGGACTGCTGCCCCACGCGGCGCTGATGATGCGCCGTCCTCGACTATTTGACGGCCCAACGAACGCCATGATTGACGACGAGGACGAGAGCGGCCATTCGGCATACGGGGCAACCTGCCACGGTTGCAAGGCCCCGGTTTTCACCGAGAGCAAATCATTCACGTCGTAGGCGTAGAGCGTTTCCACGTAGGGATAACTGTGCGTGCCCTTGTCGCTCGACTCCGGGTCGTAGCAGTAGAAATCAGGACTCACGCGCCAAACCTGAGACGTGAGATTGCCTGGGAACGCCGCCGTCGCCGTAACCGTGACATAGGCGGTCGCCGTCCCACTGTTCCCGCTGCCGGTGATGCGCGCCACGCCAGGATGCCCACCGCCTGCCGTGAAAAAGTTCGGCGTGGTCTGGTTGTCTAGTTCAATGAACCGCTGATCGGTCGCCCACTGCGCCGTGTTCTGGTTCGGCAGCGTGATCTGCGTCCCGGCCGAGTTGGTCGAAGCATTCGAGCCTGAACCTAGTCCTCCAGTTGACGCGGGCTTCGGCGTCGTCTGCGAACTCTCCCCATCCCCGTAGCACCAGCCGGTGAGGCCCTTGGTGCCGGTTGTAATCACGGTGCGATAGCCTGCCGGGAAGAACCCGCCACGTAGCCAGTCCTCTTGTGAGAAGGCGATGATGTAGCTCGTCGAACCGCCGTGTCGAGGATCGGTGATCGTGTAGGTCGGGACCGTCACGCCGTCCTGTACTTCGTTGGTGGCGATACAGGTCGGACACGACCCGTCCCAATCCCCTGCGCCGAGTCGTTGATGCCCGGTCGGATATTCGCTGAGTGCCGTGACCGTGATGAGCGTGCTCGTCGCTGGTTGTGTCGCGAGCGTGTCGGCATCAATGCACCACACGGACGGCCCGGCCGACGCCGACCCGATGATGCTCTGCGCGCCAGTCCCTGAGAGCACCTTGCAGCCGAGCGAGGTCTGATAGCCGCTCGGGACCGAGAACATGAAATGCCCGGCGATGATGCGCGCACACGTTGAGGAGTTCGGTGTGTAGGCTCCGGTCGCGCTACTCGCATTCGAGAAGGTCATCGACGACACCCAAAACGCCTGCGGGATGTCGTTACAGCTGGCATACCGGAGTTCGCTCGCGCCGATGAAGTTCGATCCGAACGGGACGCCTGTGGACCACGGCCGCACGCCACCACCACTCCATGTCGTGTTCACGATGCCATTCGAGAGGTCCACGAAGTTCTGCGCCATCGTGCCGCTGGTCAGCCCCGCTAAGCCAACACTCGTGGGGTCATTGATCGTGGCAGGAACACACACTTCAGCGAAGGTGCCCTTATTGGCCGTCGTGCCGCTAGAGTTTGTCCCGCCTAAGACAATCGACTGGCCCGAGGCGCATCCGCCATTCGAGACGACCGCCCCCGCCATTGGTGCATCCGAATCATTGAACGAATCTGTTCCGTTTCCGGCTGGCAGACGGAACGCCCCGATGTAGGTCGAATCAGTCGGCCATTGGACGCGCGGAAGGCCGTTCAGCGTCATGCGGAGCCGCAAACTCTGCGGTGCCATTGGCGCAGGCGCAAGCGAAAGGCCACCGACGAGGAGGGCGAGAAGCGCAGCCTTCATTGCTCAATCACCCACACGGTAAAGACTTGCGCTGCGTTGCCCACATCTACGTTGAACGAGATGAAATCGCCTGCGGCTAGACTCGCGTGGACACCAATCGTCGTGCGTGTGCTGGCGGTCATGGTTGAAGCAGCCGTGACTTCTCGATTGGTGGCCGACGTTCCCCCGCTCTCCACGACCATTGCGTAGACAGTGCGGTTCGTGCCATCCGCGACGAAATAGGCGGGTGATCCGTTAGCGTCCATCGCGCCGTTCAGCCACATGACCGTCATGCACGTCTTGCTCGCGCTGCATGTGAAGGCTGTGTTGTTGCCAGACGACGGTCCAAGGACACGTCCTTGCTTTAATCCGTTCGTCGCGTCGAACTCAAAGATGCTGATGCTGACGTTCAGACTCACCGATCCGCTGGTGATATTGGTGTTGATGGCGATGGCCTCGCCAGCCTCAAACATGATCGGAATCGCTGGGGTGCTCGCCACAGAGCCTGCCATCGCAATCGCACTTTGATTCCGGTAGTACGTTCCAGAGACTTTCACCTCAAAGTAGTAGTTCACCGTCCCGCTGTTGTTGTTATAGAGCGATTGGCCTGACACGATGCAGCGTTTCCCAGTGCCACAGGTGTAGATGTCCGTGTCGGTCGAGGTCGTGATGGCCGACACGCGGCCAGATTTGAAGGCGCATCCAGTCAGCGGCACGCCATACGTGCAGTTGGTCGTCGTCGCGACCGTTTGCGTGGCGTCCTGCAACGTCACGACTCGCGCGGCGGTCGCCACGCCTGTGATCTGGAAATTATTTGTCCCCGGCGTGCCGCTCGTGCCAGCAAGCCACAGGTCTTTCCAAGGCTTCGTAGCTGAGCCGAAATCCAACCCTGCTGCTGAGGATGGAATCAGCGCCGCATTGATAGCGACCGATGCCAGATTCGACAGCGCCGTGTTCGCTCCACTCGCGCCGCCCGACGTGCCGCACGAAAAGGCATTCGTGCTTTGCGTGTAATTGAGATGGTTGCCGCCCGTGTCCGTGCAGTCGGGCAGCGTTTTGGCAACCCAGGCCGTGCCTGAATTCACCAGCACCTGATCATCGGAGGCTTGCGTCAGGTTGGCGAAGGGCAACAGGCCCGTGACGCCGTTGCTCAAATCTACTTGTGCCCACGCGGGGTTGTTTGACGTGCCGGTGTTCGCCAGATAGCGCGTGGCGGTCGTGTTCTTGTTGAGGAGCGCGAAGGCCGTCGAGGACGTTGCGTAGATAATGTCGCCCTGCGCGGGCGTCCCGGTGATCGACGGAAACGAATTCACGTTCACGCCGCAGTCCACAAACTGCTTGCCGGTCGTCCCGCTCGTGCAGGCGAAGTCGGTGTCGGTCCAGGTGCCGGACGACGCCATGAGATTGCCGGTCGTCGGCACGGTGACGTTCGTCGCGCCCGTGCTCGTCAGCGTGATGGAATTCGCGCCCGACGTGACGAGTGAGGAACCATCTGCCAGCGTCAACGTGGCGCTACTCGCCGGGGCCGTGATCGTGACCTTGTTGACCGAGGTCGCGGTCGCCACGCCAATGTTCGGAGTCGTGAGCGACGGCGACGTGGCGAAGACCGCCGCTCCACTGCCAGTTTCGTCAGTCAAGGCCGCGGCGAGGTTGGCGCTCGATGGCGTCGCGAGAAATGTCGCGACGTTCGTCCCAAGGCCGCTGATGCCGGTGCTCACCGGCAGGCCCGTTGCGTTCGTCAGGACTGCGGCCGATGGCGTGCCGAGCGCCGGAGTCACCAGAACCGGGCTCGTGCCGAAGACAAGCAACCCCGAGCCGGTTTCGTCGCTGATGACGCCTGCGAGCTGCGCGCTGGTCGTCGCGGCAAACTGCTGCAGGCCCGTTCCGGTGACGCCGCACGTAGCACAGGCAATGGTCCCGGTGGTGGTAATAGTGCCGCCGGTGATCGGGCCGGTCGTGCCGACCGACGTGACGGTACCGCCAGTGCCTCCGCCACCGACGCCTATCTGTTGACCCGCCGGCAGGACCGGGTCCGCGGCCTGGACACTGACGGTCGCCGTCCCCGACGTGTAGGTGGAGAACCGAACCCGGAAGATGGCCAGGCCGCCCACCCCGCCGGCAAAGGCCCCGTTACTGGTCGCGGTCGTCACCTGGGTCGTACCGCCGATCGCGACCATGTTCATCGCGACAAAGGTCCGGGTATCGACCGACCCCTCGAAGGTCAGCGTGCCCGACCAGGTGCCGGTGATCTGGACCCCGACCGTCCCCAAGCCGGCGACCGACAAGCTGATGCAGCCGGTTCCAGGGCACGTGGCAGAACTCAGATCCTGCTGATCACGCGGCGATGGTTGAGCATGGGCAAGAGCGGGGAGAATCGCGAGGAGGCCGCAGAGCGTGGCGAGACGTACGCGAGACAGGACCATAGCGTGCCCCTCCCTATCGGGAGCAAAACGGACAATGGTGCTGGCTCGCGCTGACCAGGCGTTGACAACGTGCGCGGGAATCGAACGGCAGTGGCGGGTTGGTTGTAGGCGGGAGCCACCGTCACCCGCCCCGACGCGTGGCGAGCGCCGTTACTTCTTCTTACCGCCGCCTGAGTCGACCTTGCCGCTGGCGACCTTGGCGACGGTCTTCATTGACCCTTTGGTCCCGGTCGTGGCCGGGCCGGCGTTGCTCGTGCTGAGCTTCGTTCCCATCCGAGTGACTCCCTCTATCCGACGCGGTACCGCATCGGTTTGCGGACATGCGCAACGGCGCCGATTCTAGCGCCTTCCTGAGCGAAGGCCGAGCCATAGGCGCGGTCAACGCCCTTGGCGAAGGTCAGATTGTTCTCAAGCACACGCAGCGCCTCCTTCGTGATCATGTCGATCGTGAGGAAGCGATTCCCTGCCGCGGCTTCGTACGCCTCGAGGCCAGCACGGTCGATCGAATCGGCGAGGGCTTTGACAGTTGCGTCGAGGTCACGGCGAATGCCAGCGTCGCCAAGGTCAACGATCATCTTGCGGCTTGGCACCCAGAGCGCCTTCTCAGGATCAAGCTCGAGCGCGCCGACACCAACAGCCGCCGCCCCGATGGCGCCAAAGCCGAGGAGTCTTAGAAACTGTCGTCGTTCCATCGGTGTGTCGAAGGCGTGACCAGTCTACCGAGGAGCAGCACGTAGAGGCCAGCGGACACAACCGCCAGGACGATCCAGCGATCGGTCGATGAGGCGAGGCATGCGCGGCCGATGTAGGCGAGCAGGTCGAGCGTCATACCTGGACGCGACAGGCGAGCTCCGGCCGGATGGCGGCCGTTCCGTAGAGCACATCGAGACGAGAGACGTGAAGGGTGCCGCTGAACTCGTACTGCCGGAGGAACCTGACCGACAGATCCGCGCCAGGCAGTAGGGACGCCTTTTGGCGGACCGGCGGTGCCGGCACGTGCGGCGCCAACGCCGCGGCGAGCGGCGCGACCACCAGGGCGTAAAGGAAGGATCGACGCTTCATACCTGATGTAGAACGCTCGAGACGCCTTTCCACCCACACCAGCACTCCACGGGGAGATCGGCCGTGGGAGTCTCGCGAGCATTCGACGGGAAGAGAATCGCCCGACCGCATTTCGGGCAATGGGGCGATGTCTGGCTGAGCGCCCGCTCGGGCTGCGATCCATGCGTGGATCCAGGCGTGGCGACCACGCCAGCGGCGACAGGGACCGCGACCGCATCGAGCCGACGAAACAACTCGCGGCGGTTCACGGCGATGGCGCCTTCTTCGCGCGCCGCTTCGCCTTCCGGGCCCGGTAACTCTCGCGCTTCTTGGCGTACGCCGCGGCGAGCGCCTGTTTCTGCGGATGGCCGGCGTGCATCATCTCGCTGACGTTCCGGCTGAAGACGGCCGACGACGTGCCCGATTCGAGCGGCACCGTCTACCCTCCGTGGTGCCAGTGCTTCGCGTTCTCCGCGAAGGTGGCGCGCTTGCGGACGGCCGGGTCGGCACTGTGTTTGGCCGCGGCGAGTTTGCCGGCCGGAATCGGCTGACCAGCCGGCACACCCAGGTCTCGGTGTAACCGCCCCTTGTGCGCCTGGTTCAGATGAATCCCGCGGCGCCGCTGCTTGCGGGCCCGATAGCGATCGCGACTCGCCGCGTGAGGAGAACTCTTCGTGCCGTGCACTGAGACCATGCCTGACTCCCGCGAATGAAAAGGTTCGGCGGCCCCACCTTGCGTCAGCGTCTGAAATGGGAAGGCCCATGCCTGAAACCTTCCCCACTCGGCCGACCCGGGAAACCGCCGAAGTTCGAACCTACGAATTCACTTGGCCGCCGGCGTCGCCCGCGACCGGCGCCATGTCACCTCCGCCCGCTGCCGGCGCGCTCGGTTCCGACGGGGCCGCAGCCGCTTCGTCGCCCTGGTCCACCCCGAGCTTGCCCGACAGGTAGTCCTCGGCGTCGTACCAGTTCTCGAACTTGTTGGGCGCCATCGATCGGGCGCCTTCGAAGCACTCGACGGTGAACCCGCCGGTCTTCTTGTCGTGGTTGATGACGACCTTGTCTGGAACGCCAGTCGACTCGGTCGGCGACTCCTTCGGCACGGTGACGCTCTGGTACTGCCCAGGATTCTCGTAGCCGTCTTCCTTGGTCATGCTGTCGGCCATGTTCGCTCCCATGAAAATTTTGTGTACAAAAACACCAGCAACGGGCAATCACCTGAGACGTGCGCGCGCCACGCCCCTCGACACGCCCTCGGATCGGTCAGCGCATCCACCCAAGTCCGCTCCGCTCGCCCATGTCGTAGATGAGCGTTTCCTGCGGTTCGACGGGCAGCGGCTCGGTGATCATCCGCGACAAGCCGGAACGTACCAAGTAGCGCGTGTTGTGCACCACCGCGCCATTGTGAACGACGAAGGCTGACGCGCCAGGAACTGTGAGGCAATAGACATCAGCCCGTCCGGCTGGCACGACCGACACGCACGAGAGCACCGCAGCGTCTCGAGCAGGACTTTGTCGGATGGTAACGACTCGCCACAAAACTGCGGCCGCAGCCCAAGCACACGCGTTCCTCATTGTCCACACCAGACGCGCGACGAGCGGCGGCCCGGCAGTTCGCTGAGCAGAATTTTGTCTGGTTGTTGTCGACCCCGTTGAATCGCTTGCCGCAACTGGAATGCGCGCACACCATCGGCCGACGCTTATGAAGAAGCCTCTGAGTCGCCTGATAGTGCTTCTGGTGCCAGCGCCGGCCGTTGGCGCTGCCATGCCAGACGATCGCAGCGGCGCGGGCCGCTGCGGGAAATGGTCGCTTGGGACGGCTGCGCTGGTGGTCGGAAATATGTTTCGATCCCAGTTTGGCCTCCAAGTTCCAGACGTTGTTGTTGGCGGAATTCCCATCCTTGTGATGCACGTGATGTCCGAATGGAATCGGTCCGTAGGCGGCCACATAGACGGCCTGATGGAGAGAGACGCCACCACGGCGGAAATAGCGTCCGCACAGGTGATAGCGAACGCCTTGGAACATCTGGCAGGTCGCTGAAAGTACCTGTACAAAAAGCGTTTCCATTGGACGCGCTGCGTTATCCCATTATAAACGGGCGCACCCCTAAGGGCATCAGCTCGGACCCAGCCAGTCGGCGTTAAGAACGGATGGTCTGGCGTGCACGTCACGACGCTTCCGTCGCTGAAGCGCACATCCACAATCGGCGAGTTGATGATTGTCCGACGCGCCCCAAGGAATGTCGCCCATACCCCTTCCCTGGTCAAAATCCGGCCGCGAGTCCCTACGAGACTCGCGATCGGCACGATGCCGTCAGGCGTCACGACACCGGTGCTTCCAATGACACACGCATCGAGGAGGTGATCATTCGATTTTACGACCCGATGCTTGTCATCGCGCCGGTAGAGCCGAAACTCCGCGAACCACGCTTGGCAGCTCGCGAAGACCTTGAGCTTGCCTTCGCTCAGCCGATTGTAGACGTCGTAGATGCCGGTCTCGACGGCCTTGTCTGGCAGCTCGAGGTTGAACCCGTGCCGACGGTAGAGCGAGATGAACTGCGTCCGGTCCTCGTCGATGACGTCGGCCGCATCACCCACACCTGGGATCCACGCGCCGCGTGCGCGCAGCGCCTCGGCGTGTACGGCGATCTCAGCCTGGGCCCGTTTGTAGACGCTGTAGATGTAGAGCACCTGGCTCTCGGCATCGAGCGCGCCCCAGACGGCCGCCGTCGTGCCCGAGAGCGCCGTGTCCAAGCCGAAACCGCGGCGGTAGTGCTTGGGGATCGGGAAGTCCTCGACGCGGACGCCGCTCTCAGGGAACGGGTAGATCGCGCCGGACCCCAGCTGCGGGATGCCGCGCGTGCGCGCGTCGAGCTGATACTTCGGGTACGACGCGGCGAGCTCGGCCTTGGCCGTCTCATCCAGATGCGGCGCCGAGTCTTGCCACGTCGCGCCGATGACAAGCCTACTCACGCGTGCTCCTTCCAGACCGGCGCGGGACACAGGCCGCGGCCAGCGACCGAGGCGAGTGCGCGGCGCGGCGGGACCGCCGGCGTCGCGGAGGTCGTCGGCACGTCTTCGCCGTTCGGTTCGATCTTCCGATACAGCGTCACGTAGCCACTCTTAATGGCCGCAACCGGAATGACGCGCGCCTCGCGACGCCCATCGAGGCGCTCGAGCAGAATGACGGTCTCAATCGGTGTCTTCAGCGTCACGCGGCCTGGCCGGCGGGGAAGAAGATCTCGTACGCGGAGCGGAGCTCACCCTTGTCGTCGGGCATCACCGCGGTCTCGAGGTAATGCTGGAGCCCTGGCGTCAGCCCCTGCAGCGGTGTGAACGTGTAGAGAATCAGCCCGTTGGTCGTCATCGTCCTGGTGAGACATTCGGCGTAGACGTCCTCGGGTGCCTCTTCATCCAGCCAGATCAGCTCCTGCTCGGTGCCTTGGAACAGGCGCCGGCCCTGGTCGTAGCTCTTGAACTCGACGACCGACTTCCCGCCGCTCGCGTGCGAGACGATGATCTGGTCGACGCAGTCCGAGATCCCTCCGCTCTTGCGCGAGAAGTCCAGAACGGCGTGCTGCGGCAGCATCCCGGTCCAGTGCCGGATGTCCAGGTTGTCGATCGGGCCGAGCATAGCGACCTGGAGAATGTCGCGCGTCGAGAGCATCGTGTCGCCGGCCACCCACATCCGTACGGGCTTCTCAAAGCGTCGGCCAGTCCACCAATGCGGATACTCGCCGGTCACGTGCGCGGTGGATTCAAAGGCGGCGCAGTCGCTTTTTCCCAGACGGTTCGCGGCCAGGAACAACCGCTCACGATGGATGCGGCCCTGATCCATAAACAGCACGTGGCGCGGGTAGAGCACCCGGCAGCACCAGACGTGGTCCTTCGGATCCATCGAGTCTGGCTTGCAGGCGGGCTTGCAGTCCGGGAAGTAGCGCGAGAACTTCTCGCCGGCCCGCCGCTTGGCCTCGGCCTCGAGCCGGAACTTCGCGATCAGATCGTCGCCCATGCTACTCAGTGCCGATGGGTCTCAGGCGTGTCCAAGCCGGCGATCCACGAGCCGAGCCGCAGGGTGAACCGGAAGACAATGAGCCACACCATCGTCAGGGCAACGACCATCACCCATGGCGTCATCGGTCCCGCGTCCAATTCTGGACGAGATCGCAGACGTCTGGGCCAGACGCCGACGGCAGGCAGAGGATCAGATCCGCCGGCGCCGACCTGGTCACCGTGATGCGTCGGTCACTCAGGTCCTCGATGAGCCAGTTCGTCGACGGACCTTCTGAGGTGTACGCCCTGACCACCGGCCTCGGGCCGGAGCGCGCGGCGCCGTGGACAATCGCCACATCACGGCTGACCGACATCCACTCCGAGTAGACCGACCAGCCGACACTGCCAATGACCAGGAGGCCGATGACTAAAAGGAGGACGCTGACCTGGACGTCACGGCTCACCATGTCCAGTCCTCGTCATCCTCGATGATGTACGGGTCGCGCTCGTCGCGGATGTGGTATCGCTCCCGTCTCGCCGCGGTCTCTTGGAGGTGCCTGGTGAGCGTCCGTTCCTTGATTGCCGCGAGGTTCGGGGCATCTGTCGCGTTGAAGTTCCGCGCGATCGCGCCGTTGTCGAAGTGGAGCTCAAGGTCGCGAGCCGTGGCAAAGGCAACCGCCCCGTTCTTGACAAACTCGGCCTCGGACATCATCACGATCTGCTCAATTGTCCGGCCTCGATCTGCTGCCGCGGCTTCCGTGGCATCGTCCATCCCCGTCACGCGCCCCGACGCATCGAGTAGATAGAGTGGCGCCGCGTCCTTGAACTTCACCCGAACCATGTGCTGTCCGGTCAGTTGAGACACCTCTTGCGGCGTCGCCTGGCGGATGTTCTTGATGGCAATCTTGTCGTCCGGGATGAAGAACGTCTTTGTGCCGGGCGTCCAGAGCTTCCGCTCCGGGTCGAGCAGGCTGGCGCCGGCGCCGTCGAGTTGCTCGAGGTCGAGGAGGGAGCCTGCCGTCGCGGCCGCGGCGACCGCCGCGCCGCCGACAAAGAGCCGTTTGAGAAACGCGCGCCGTCCAAACATATTGGTTCGCCCTCTAGGATACCGCTGTCGTCATCCTGTCGGCCAATTCTCGTCGAATGCGGTCGCGCTCGGGCTGACGTGCCGAGTAGAGAGCGCGGTCGCGCGTCATGGCCTCGACGTCATGCGGGTAGTACATCGTCCGGCCATCACGCTGGACGGGATGCCCGGGCGGGTGGTCAACGAGGTGCAAATGCTCCATGACGACATCTTCGAGATACACGCGCCGCTCGGCCGGCACGATGTCAAAGATGGTGTCGTCGATCGCATACCGCTGGTACGGCACCGGCCAGGGCACCGCGTCCATGACCAGCCGACTCGTGACCGGGTAGCAGGCCAGCGCGCGACCGAAGATCAGGTCGTTTGGGTAGATGAGCACGACATCGTCGGGATACTTCTGCAGTTCGGCCTTGAACCGAAGATCCCAATCCTTCGTCCGGCAGATCGTGTCATCGCCGCTCAGGAAGATGTACGGCGCCGTTGATTGCTGGTAGCAGAGTTCGGTCAGCTCGTTCACACTGAACGCTCCGTGCGGCACAAAAATCTCACGGACGGCGCCCCAGCGCGCGCGCTCGAGCGTGTCGACGCGCTCCTCCACGGTCAGTGAGACTTCGACGCCCAGGGGGTTCACGCAGTGCGTATGGAGTGACTCGAGCCAGCGTCTCAGATCGTCAGGCCGACAGGATGGGCAGAGGAGCGAAAGCCAGGGCGCCGTCATTCGGTGTAGAGCCACGGTTCGGTCTCTTCGCGCCGATGGCGCCAGACCTGGACGTAGGCCCACCCAACGCGCATCACGAGGGCAGCGAACGGACCGCCGTTGCCACACAGGACCAACCCGAAGCAATCCCACATCCAGCCGACCTCGACGTGCCAGCCGGGTTTCGACAGATCGGGCCAGCAGCGCATCATCAGAAGGCCCTGTACCGGTCCGCGATCCGCCGCGCGGCGCTCGCGTCCTTGCACCGCTGCCAGTACGCGTCGTCTGTCGGTTCCCAGCGCCGCAGCCGGTGAAACGGCACCACGCGCTCGGTGACCACCGCCGTCGGCTCCCACGTCACGCGGACACGCGCCTGGTCCCCTCGGGCCTCGAGGATCGTCGCCCGCATCGGGCCGATCTTCAGCGCGGGCGTGTAGGCCCAATCAGACGCGGTGAACATACGGGCGATTCGCGCGTTCTCTCAGCGCGGCGGTGGCCGCCTCGTCGATCTCGAAGAGGACGTAGTCGTAGACCACGATCTTGCCGTCCTGGCGCTCGACGAGTTGCTCGACCATGTGCGGCTTCGGGCGCTTGTCGACCGGCCAGTTCGCCGGGCAGACCCGCGCGACGAGACGTGCGCGACCAGCGACGAAGCAATCCGCTTCCACGTCGTACTCGTTCGGGAGATACGTGTCGACCGGGCCTGCCGCCGCCGCGGGCTTTTGAGCGCGAATAACACCGCCGGGGCTGGCTAAGCCAATCGTCGGCCGCGCGATGGCGTACAGCCCTTCCGGCGCCTCGAGGACCTCGCTGTCAGTCAGCAGGGGCAGGGCGAGCACTTCGCGCGCGCGTTCCGGCGTCACAGGCTGTTGACCGCCTCCTGGAGCCGGCGCTTGAGCTCGGCCGTCGTCACGCCCTTGAACTCCTCGGTTTCGACCTTGACCTTCCCGCTATGCTCCACGAGCTCACGGAGCATCCCGAAGTGCTTGGCGAGATTGGTCAACGCCGTATTCTTATCCCAAAACCTGAGCTTGTGGAGATATTCGACAGGGTTTTCTTTGTCGCCCGTCGGACGCTTGACGACCTCGACGCCGGCTACGGCGCGCGCGAGGTCCTCCGGCAGCTCGTGGACCGGTCTCAGGTTGCCAGCCTCATCGAATGCCCCACGCACATCGGCGAGCCCGAGGCGCTCGAGTTCCTTCAGCACGCGGGCCGCGTCGATGTCGGCCATCTTGACCTGCCGGCTGAGCCGGCGCTCTAGTTCCTGGGCGACCTTTGGGTGAGTTAACAGTCGGCTCGCCTGGACGGTGGCGGTCTTCTTCGAGTAGCCCGCGGCCATCGCGGCCTTCTGGCCGTTGAACCCGTTCTTCATGTACTCGGTGAGAAACCGCTCCTGTTGCGGGAGCAGGCCATTCTTTCTCGGTTTCTTCGTGCCCATGCGGACTTATCTTCGCGCGGACTCGCCCGAACCTGTTAACCGCTCGTTAACCCGGTCGGCCTTCTCCAACTCTGCCAGGGCGACCCGAATCGCCTCCGCTTCCCGCTGCCGGCGCGCCCGAGTCACGCTGTCGGCCTGCGAGAGCGTCACGGGCGACTCAATCCAGGTCAAGAGGTGCCAGAGTTCGGCGATGGCTTCCAGTTTGTTCATGTCAGCCTTCCGCGGAGATTCTGAGCGAGCGCAAGAGCACGCGGTCCTTTGGCGTCAGGAGTTTGGCCCAGATCTCGAGGATGTCTAGGTCGCGCTCCGTGATCGCCACCGCGCCGCAGGCCGAGCACTGCCAGACCCGACCAACCTCTTGTTGCTTCGCCAGGAGGAACACCGCATTCCCACAGGGGCAGCGCGAGAGGTTCTTCGAACGCGCGTCCACGCGACCGATGGTAAACAGAAGCGACGACGCGGGCAATTCACTGTGGCGTAATGTTGCCAAGTACTTCGGCCGTCACTCGCGGGTTCGCGCTGTGGGTCACCTGATAGGTGCTCTTCGCACAGTCGCGGGCGACGCCTAGGACGTTCTCGCGTTGGCGGTCGGTTGTGGTCGCTTCGAGGAGCGAGACGAACACCGACAAGAAGAGTTCGTTCAGCGAGACCATCATCGCGACGATCGCGCGCGAGTCCTGCGTGTTGAATATCTCCTCGACGACTGGGCGCAGCTTGGCATTGACGGCGGGCTTGTGCTCGGCGACAACCTCTCGCACTGAAGGCATCGGCTTACCCTCCGGCACTTCTGGCCACGCTGACAGCGCGCGCCTTCCCGACGTCGATCTGTTGCTTTCGTGGCCGTCCACGCTGGCGCTTGGCCAGCAGCGCCGGGCCATCATCCATCCCGGTCCTCGGCGCGGCTGTGGCTGGTTCTTCATCCGGCACGCGCACAACGTACTTCCCGCGCTCCGCGTCAACCTCGATGGCGCGCGTGTAGGTCCCGTCCTCCATCTGGACGAGAATCGCGTAGCCGCGCGTCTGCATATCCTTGAGCATCCGCAGGGCCGTCGCGCGCTCGGCCGCGTCCAGATGGTTGAAGGCGACGGTGATGTCCCCGCCGCCGGTATTCAGCACGTGCAGTTCGCCCTCGTTCACAGTCCGGCCTCCATTCGGTCTACGGGATGTTGATTCGCGCGCCGCCAGAACAGGTGCTCGTCACCACGCATGAGCATCAGGTGCGCGATCACGTCGTCGGTCGGCACCATCGAGCCACAGAACGTCCGTTCGTAGTACCCAATCGGGTGAAGACAGAGCGAGACCAGGAGCGCGACGTTGTGCTGGTCCTTGTGTGGCGTCAGCACCAGCGTGGGCCGGCTGCGCCTGAAGATGTACGTGAGTCCAGAGCGTTTACTGGTCTCGATGACCATGCCGGCCAGTATGTAGTAGCGCATCTGATGTTCAGCGACCAGGGTCTCGAGGCGGGTTATGGCCGCCAACTCAGCCTCCAGATCCCATGCGTAGGCCGCGTCGAACATTTTGATCAGCATGTCGAACCGCTTCGACGGACGGTCCTTCGCCTCCTTGAAGAATCCGACGCCATTGCGGTCTCGGTAGATCACGATCTGACAGTGCAGGCGACGCGACCACCACTCGTTGACGAGGGAGGTCGTCTCGTCGACCTCCTCCGATGAACAAGCGTGCGCGCGTGAGCCGTGGCGGCGCACGTCCTCATCGCGCGCCATCGCGCGCGTGAGTCCTTCCAGTCGCGCGCGCCAGGGGTTTTTCTCCTCGATCGACAGCGTCAGCCCGGAGATCGGCAATGGCAGGCCGCACCACTCACCCGAGAGCTTGGCGACCTTCGCGACCTCGCGGTTCACGTCGTCCCACGACATGCCGGCGTGGAACTGCGGTTGCCAGTCGTGCATCAGTGCCCCCTGCTGGTTGGCGCCAGACGCAGGCTCAACCACGCATCGAGCTCGTGAATGATGGCGATGGCGTCTTCCTTCGATGGCGCTGGCAGATCGTGCACCGCGGCCGCCGAACCGATCGCGGTCATCAGCGCGGCGGCGTGGACCTCACTGTTCGACATGCCGTCACGCACGTACTGCGCCAGCGCGGCGATGAAGTCCGCCGTCACCAGGAAGGCGACATCAGTGGGATCGGGCCGCATGGCGCTCCTTGGCGTACGACGGCAGCAGCGTGAGGGTGAAGCGGCGAAGGTTGTCGGGGTAGGACCGATGGATCCACTCCAGCCAGTCGACGCCGTGATGGCCCCAGAACGACGCGGTCGGGTAGTGCGGTTGGGCCCAGCAGACCAAACAGCGGGTGCAGTGGTAGTGCACGAAGCCGGCGGGGCGAATGAATACCTGACGCCAGGATGTTGACCGCACCTTCCGCCAGCTGTACGCATGGCAGCGCGGGCAGATCCCGCCATAGCTGATGCCACACCCGTCGCGATGGATGCGCGGCGGCGGATCGAACATCCCGAGGAACGCCCAGGCTTTCAGCGGTGGCGCGTCGCCCCTTGGCCGGTTCAGCGGGAGCCTCACGACGCCTGACTCCACTTCGGGTAGGCCGACGCGTCGAGCTTGACCTGGACGCGGCGGTCGAGCGGCCACGCGTACCGATGATTGCCGGGATGACGGAGGGGACGGGCGACCGCGGCGAGCGCGCGGCGCAACCATGATTTCAAATCATGTGATTTCACATCAATGGGCGGCGCGCCGGCGGCGACGAGCTGCTCGGCCGCGTATTGCCAGCCGCGTTCCCCCGACCGGATCTTCTGGAGGGCCCGCGCGCTCATCACCGTGCCGTCCGGTAGGACGTGGAGCGTGCGCGCCGTGCCGCGGCCGAGGTAGCGCCCGTTGTGCGCCTGGTAGATCGTGCCGAATGTGGCCCGGGAAGATGCGGACGCCCGCGGCATTGGTGCGCGCGAGCGGGTCCGAGAAGCTGACGACGCCGCGCAGCCCTTCGCGCTTCAACTGCTCGAAGCAACGCGCGAGGAACCACGTCTCGCCGTTCGCCTCGACGTCGTCCAGTAGGACGAAGCGTCCGAGTTCGACCGCCGACAGCGCCGGCAGGTCGAAGACCGACGTCAGGACCTTGTCCTGGCACGGATGCGAGAAGACGGCCACGCCCACCAGGGCGCCGCCGCGATGTAGGCCGAATCGTCGGCGGGCCGCCGGATACGTGCCGGAGTAGTGATGCGCCAGCACGAACGCCTTCGCCTCGACGTCTGAGTCGAGCGCGGCGACCTCGTAGCGGTGCGTCGCGATCGTCTCGCCGGCCGGGCGGTAGCTGTCTCGACGCTCGCGCCAGCGTTGCGGAGGGCCGATCACTTCACGGCCTCCTGGCCGGGATACATCGGCAACTGGGGACACAAGCCCGCGCCATGACGCGTCGGCAGCGCCACCGCCGCCGCGTACCGCAGATAGCCGGCGGCGTCCATGTCGACCGACACGCTCGTGTCCTCGTTGGGAATCAAGAACTCAGCCCGCGTGTGCCGATCGGTGGTGGTCGTCTCCGTGCCAGCCGACGACGTGACCGTGATGGTCACGTGCTCGATAAACTGTCCGGTCGTGCCGTCCACCGGGCAGAACGTATACCGGGTCATGCCAGGGTCGGCAGAGACCAAGCCAGCCAAGCCGGCGAGCAGCACCACCACCACGGCGATCAGTTTGACTTGCGTCATTGTCCTTTCCTCCAATTAGTCACAGCAGCAGCCCCACGATCGCGATCGTTGCGAAGGTGACCAGGAGCGCGACGAGCGCGATGGCGTCGGCGGCACGCTGGGTGATGAGGATCTTGATCATGCCGGGTCCTGTGGGAGTGGGGCGTTCGTGAAGCCGATCGGGTGAATCTTGCTGGTCCCTAAACGGGTCATCACCGTCACGATGTAGGTGTTCCAGCCAATCCGGGCGTCGAAGCCGCCGTACGGCTCAACGCTGACGAGTTTGAACGGCGCGACGATGCGCTCGAGGTCAGCGCGCGTCTCCCACGACTGGACTTCGCGCATGGCGTCGGCGAGGAGTTCGCGGTGCGGGCGGTAGAGCGGCATCAATCCCTCGCGTCTGGCCCGGTGACGGTCGCCGTGAGCGCCGCGCCGCACCGATCACAGGTCTGCGGCTTCCCTTCGCGCCGCGCGAGCTCGTCCAAGTCGAACTGCGTCAAGAGGACGACCGGCGTCCCTGGTGAGGCGTCCGCGATGTTGCGCGCCATCTCGCGGCAGGTTGGCCGCCCGCAGAACAGGCGGGTCCCGATGATCTTCAAGGGACTCTCGACCCGACGTGCCGAGGCCGCGTGGCGGGGCGTGAAGGCGCGAAAGAGTTCGTCGGCGAACTGCGTCATGCAACCTCCTCGGGCCGAGCGTCGGCACTCTTGACGAACCTTAGATGTGCAGCGATGTAGACCGCGAGCACAGTAAGCGGACCGAAGAATAAGAACAGATCGCCGAGGCTACTTCCGCCAGGGAAGATGTCGGTGAGCCAATAGACTCTGACGGTGTCCCGCGGTAAGAACACGTGCGCGTCGCCCGGCGCACCGAAGTGCATGAACTGAAGACCGACAGGCATCTTGAAGCCATTGGCGCAGACGGCGACGGTGTTCATCGTGGCGCCGATGAATTGAAGGCTGCGGCTCACCGCGTTCCAGAAGCGCCGCTTGCGCCAGTAGCGGAACGCGTTGAGGCCAATCAACGGGGTGGCGATCAGTAAGAACACGATGCGGAGGCTCATGCGACCTCCTCAGCAGTGCGAGACTCCAGGTTCGCGCCGACCAGGGCCGCGGCCAGATGCGGCGGCACGCTGTTGCCGACCAGACGCGTCTGGGCCTGCTTGGTCAGCCGCTTCGCCTTCTGGTTCGGGACCTTCACGACCAGGTCGATGCAGTACGAATCCTTGAACCCTTGGGCACGGAAGAGCTCGCGCGGCGTGAGCATTCGCATCCCGATGTCGACGATCGCGTACTCTTCGCCGCCGACCATGACGGTCACCAATCCGAAGCGATCCTTCGTCGTGACCGTATCGATCGGGCCGGTGACCGGGATGCCGTCCTTCTTGGAGCCGTAGAACTTGACCAGGAAGGCGCGAACCTCCGCGACGTGCGTGCCCCCGGCCGTGAGCGTCGGCAGCGGCTGGCGGACGTCCTGGCTAGTCTGCGGGTGGTCTGAGAGCTTGCCCCGGAGTTTCAGCAGGTGCGATGTGACCAGCGCCTTGCTGTCACGTGTCGTGACCGTATCGGTCGGCTTCTCCAGCCTCTGGCCTGTGGCCTCATGTCCCGCGTTGTGCTTGGCGAGGAAGGCCGAGACGAGCTGATACGTCCGACAGCCGGCCGCAGTGAGCGTGCGAACAGGTTCGTCGACCGGATAGACACGGTCGCCGCGCGTCTCGCTGTTGTTGACGAGCACGGCGGTCACGAGCGCGCCCTGGCTCCCTTGCGCAGTCACCGTGCGAAATGGTTCAGTGATGTCGTAGACGCGCGGTGCTTGCCCCTCGCGTTCGCCGTTGCGCGTGTTGATGAGGGTCGGCACGACCAGGGCGAAGCGGTTGGATGTGTCGAGCGTGGCGATCGGCGTGTCGGCCCGATGTGTCCGGTCCTGTTCGCGGTCCTGGTGGTCGCCGTGGTACTTCGTCAGGACAGGCGCGACCAGGGCGAACTCGCCGCGCGCCGCGCTGGTGACCGTGCGGAAGGGCTCGTCGATCGAGTGGACGCGATCATCGCCCTGGTGCGTGACCGGGATGATGAACGGGTCGGCCGAGTTCACGACGAAGCGCATGACCCCGCGGGCGATCCGCCGGAGCGTCGCGGTCGCGAGCGGCCGCCGCGGCGCGGGCACGCCGCGCGCCTTCGCCCACGCCTTGGCCTGTGTGGGCGACATGAAAATCGACGGCACGTCCTGCGACCACTCAATGCACTCGGCCGCCGTGCGGTAGGGCTGCGCGCGCTTGGGCCCGTGCGTCGGCGTCGGCCACACGATCGGCCGACCGTCGCAGCGGGCGATGATGAAGAGGCGCTTGCGCGACGTCGGCGCGCCGAAGTCGCACGCGCGCAGCTCCTTCCACTCGACGACGTAGCCGAGGTTACGGAGCCGGGCGACCCACTTGCGGAAGTTCTCGCCCTTGCGGCGCGGGTTCAGTCGGCCGTCGGCCCGGAGCGGCGCCCAGTCCTTGAACTCCTCGACGTTCTCGACAAACAGGATGTCCGGATGAATCTCGACCGCGCAGCGGACCGCTTCCCAGGCCAGCCCGCGAATGCGGCGCGCGCGGTTCCGATCGCGGAAGGGCTTCCCGCCGCGGGCCTTGCTGTGGTGCGTGCAGTCAGGCGAGAACCAAGCGAACGCGAACCGGCGCCCGGGCGCGAGCCGCTTGTAGCGCACGACACGGATGTTCGACCGGATGTGCTTGGTCTCGGGATGATTGGCGCGGTGCATCGCCAAGGCTTCGGCATCATGGTTGATGGCGAAGTCAGGCGGCCGCCCGAGAATCGCCTGGATGCCTTCCGAGGTCCCGCCGCCCCCGGCGAACCCGTCGAGGCAGAGCGCGTTGCCGAGCGAGTGTTCGAAGAGCCGAATCTGCGGCGGCCGTTTGACGCTCATGGCTTGGCCGTGTGATTGGTGACGATGCCGATCGCCGTCTCATACGGCACGGCCCGGAACCCGAGCCGCTCAAGGTCCGGTCGCTCCACCAGCCGACAGGCGAGGAATTCACTCAGGACGAGCGCCTGCTCGGCGTCCGGCGTCGTGACGAGACGCTGACCCTGGAGCACGCGCGCCTGGAGGAAGTGACCGTCGCGATCGCGCAGCACGTAGGACATCACCGTCCCACCCGCTTGACGAGCGTCTTCAAGGGCGGCAGGCCGCGCTCGGCGCGCCGCTCGTTGCGTCGTAGGAGTCGCGCCTTCTCCTGCGAGACCAGCGTCAGCTCGCACGCGAGTCGATACACCCGCCCGAGCGGAACCGTGTGCTCGTGACGTGTTCTCGCGGGCCGCAAGCCGAGTAGGCCATTCGGGTAGACCGTCACGACAAGGCCGTGACGCTCGTAGCCGGTGAACTTCCGACGAACGGGTTTCGTGCAGAGGGTAGCCATGGTCGGGACATGATACGTCCAGAGTCCGGCCGGTGTCAACTCCCCTGGCATGGCGCCGCGTAATTCTTCCGCGTCTGGACGGCGCCGCACACGACGCAATGCGGATCAGTCCGCTGTTCGGTGTCCCAGTCGTGCCGCGGCTTGGCATCGTCGCCAGTGACCACGACCAACGCGCGCTCGGCTGTGCGCGGCGAGAAGAACGATTCGCGCGGCAGGCCGTCATCCCAGGCAACCCGCGCGTAGCCGACCGGTGAGACGTACACCACGGTCCCGATCGCGGGAAAGGTGTCGTCGGTGCAGCGGACGCGATCGCCGGCGGTCATCGCTTCACGCGGCGGCGAAGGCCGGCGGCGCGCCGGTAGAGGGCGGGGTGACGTGGCCGGCTCTCGGCCGTTTTCCTGACCAACCCGAGTTGCTCGAGCCTGGTCAGGAGCCGCAGCGCGGAGCGGCGGTGACATTTCAGATGCACGGCGAGTTGCTCGGCGCTTTTGGGTTTGCTGAGGAACGCGACCGCGGCGTCCGCTTTCACGAGGATGTCGTAGCCGTCGGAAAACATTCGCGTCCTTATCGTTCGCCCGGCAGCGTGATCACGACACCGTATTCTTCGGCGGCAAACCGCGCGACCCACTCCATGTAATCACTGAACTCTTGGCGACTGGCTTGGCTGGTGCGGAACTTCCGCACGTCTAGGCCGGTGATCGGGTCCCTCACGGTGCCGCCGTATTTGATGCACAGCCCCTCGTGCAGTTTCTCTTTCCCGTCTCTGTCGTGCCGATCGTAACTAACAGCATCCGCGAGGCCGTCGATCAGCTGATCATAGATGGGCCCCCAGAGGGCTCGGTTCGCTTGCAGACTGCGCTTGTCGACGGGCTTCGCGATCTTGACGACCACTTCCTCGCCATCGCCCAAGGTCGCGATTGCGCGGGCGAAGAACTCGGGGCTGCGATAGACCAGCGCGCCCTGGCTTTTCACCGCCGCGAACTCGTAAGACCAAGCGCCGCTCATCGTCGGTCTGGTGTGCCGGTCTGCCGGCGAGGACTGCCGTACGGGTGACTCCACTCACAGCGACAAAGGCGCCAGGTCAAATTGTTCAGCGCGACGAGCGGGAGCCAGACGAAGAGTGCAAAGAGGATCAGGCCAAAGGTGCGAATCACTTCAACCGCTCCACGTCTTTGAGCGGTTGTCCGCTGAGCGCCGCCATGACCCGCTCTGGCGTTGGTTGGTGCGCGGCGTGCATCAGCCGGCCGACCAAGTCGTCGACGGTCAGTGTGAAGGTGTCGTGATGCTCTTTCGACAGATGCGCGAGTTGGCGCGCGAAGAGCGTGTAGGCCACCGATGCCCGGCACATGCAACAGACGTTCAGCGCCTCGGACCACTCGTTGAGTTGGCGCTCGAACAGATCGAGCTGCCGGCCAGAGTCACACATGGCGGTCGCCGTCCTGGTCGTCGGTCCAGCCTTTGGTGAGTTCCTTGCCGGCATTGCGGAACTCCCGGATCGATTCGCCGATCGACTTGCCGAGCTTTGGCAGTTGCCGCGGCCCGAACAGCAGCACCGCAATGATCGCGATGATGATGATCTCCGGCATGCCCAATCCCATCATGTGACACGTTCCTTTCAGAGGCTGCGGGTGTCGAGCCACCACGCGATGAAGAACGACACGACCTTGCGCGGGCGTCCCCACCTGCCGCCCACGCCGCCGCGCGGATCGATAATCTGCCCGACGACCACTGGGTCTTCCCGCCGTCCAGTCACGACGCCGATCCGGTCGAAGATCTTCAGCGACATCGCGCGGGCTGTGGCGTCCATCACAATCGGCTTGACGGCGAGGATGGGAAAATCCACGTCGCCGAAATCCGCGGCTTCGACCCGTGCGTAGTGCATCCGCTTCTTCGGATCGTTCGGCTGTGGGTTGGGTTGCGACCAGCGAGACACCTTAACGAGCGCGTCCTCGTCCACATACCGACCCTCGCCGGTCGGAAGTAGATCTGGCTTTAACTCCCCTAGATACGGCTCCTCAGCCGGGCGATAGTCGTTGCTTTCGACGCGGTCGCTCTGTCGTGGCGTGGACCGCTGCACGCGCACGGCCATCACTTCGATGTCGAAGTTCGGCACGATGAGATAGCCAGCGTCGACGGCGGCCGCGAGTTTCTCGTAGTAGACCTGACGCCGTTCAGCGCGCTTGGCCGCCGCTTCCAGTTTCAGAAACGCCCAGTTGTTGCTGCGTGCGATGCGCGCGTTGTCGAGCATGTCGGATCGCTCGGTCGCGGCTTCGTGCGCTTTCCGCTTGCACCAGACTGAGAGCTGTGCCTGTTGCCCAGGCACATCGCCTGGCGTCAGGGCCACAAGGGTCAGGTTCTCGACCGGCGTGGTCGTCGCGAGTGCGTCTGACATGATTTGACTCCTTCCCGCACGCTCAGGCAATCGTCCCAAGACCAAACCGGTCGATGGCACCGAGCACAATCTCACGGACGTGTTCTTTCGTTGACTCCCGAACGGTCATGAGCACTTCCTCGAAGACCTCGTTCACGACTTCGTGTGGACGGACGAGCGTGTACCAGAGTGTCAGTTTGCCTCCGGCCGCGATGCGATAGCGCAACTTCGCCGTGAGGAAGTGCTTGTCGGTGCCTTCGAAGGCTTCGAGGTAGAGGCGGAACTCGGCCGGCACCTTGAGCGTGCGGCTCCCGGTGACTTCCTCGTTGTAGGTGAACTCGACCTGGCCGTCGCTCATCCGCCGCGAGGACTTGAACTCGACGTCCTTCTTGGCCTCGAAGTTCATCGCCATCTCGACGAGCGTCGCGCCAGCAGGCTCCGAGATGTCCGGGATGTGGTCCTCGAGGAACGTGCCGAAGGCTTCCTGGTCGAGCGGCTTGTCGTTCTGCGCCGTCCACTCCTGCCATTCCTTGGTCGGCTGGAGGGTGAAGAGCGCCACGTGCTCGTTCCAACTCGGCTTGTCTGGCGCCTCGTGATAGTCGAGCACCGCGCCGAAGGCTAGCACCTTCCGGTCGGCCGCGATGATCGTCTGCTCCTGGCGCCCGAACAGGTTCACGTAGCGGGCGAAGCTGTCTGGCGTGGCCAGCGTGACCTTCTGCTTGAGCCGCGGCGGGACCGTGAGCAAACTCGAGAAGTCTTTCAGCTCGTACCCGGTCCGCATGAACGCGAGGAGCCGGTCTGAATGTTCAAAGAGCTCCGGCTTCTCGCTCTCGGCGATGGCGCTCGCGAGCTCGGCCGCGGCGGCGGTTTCGGTCACGGTTTTGCTGAGGTCTGGTTTCATTCCTTGACTTCTCCAGTCTCGCGATCGACGTCGTCACCGACGGCGATCGGGCGTGAAAACTGCCGGACGTCGGAGGGGCTCTGCATCTCCGGCAGTTTGGGTTGGCGGGGATCACGCCGACTGAGTCGGTTCGCGTCGTCCGCGTACAGGACGGTGAATTCCTTCTCGGGCTTGGGTGGCGTCGCTTTGATCTCGTCGGTCACGACGAGGGTCGCCGTGCCCTGCGGGGCGAGTTTGATCGTCAGCTGCAACGTCCCGGCTTTACCGAGCGAGCGGACGTCGCCGACGAGCTTCATCAGCTCGACGTGTAGGTCGTTCAGGGTCTCGCCGCCGCGTAAATCCTGCAGCGCCGCGAGGAATGAGTTCGTAGTGGGTGTCGTCATTGGCTCTCCGGAAAATAGCCGTCATCACCAGTCCGTGGCGATGGCGGGACGTAATATGTCACGAGTCAAGGCTGGAAGTCTACGGCAAACGAGCGCAATCTGGCGTAAATCCCGACCTTGTCCGGCGGCCCAAGCCACCGCTCGACAAGCAGGCGCGAGATCTGGGCGTCATCGATGAAAAACCCCTCAGTTTTCATCGAATCCTGGAGTTGTTTCGCGTGGTTGTCGCAGTCCGGCGGCGTCATCTTCGGCCACAGCTTCGCGCAGTCGCCCTTCCGGGTCCGTTTGGGGTGCGCCCAGACCGTGCGGATCGTCAACTCGAGGGGCCCGATGAGTGGAGTCGTCGGTCGGTGCGGCTTCAGCGCCACCGCGTAGGTCCACTTTGCCGCCAGCATCGTCGGACTGTCGTAAAACCGCGGGCGCTTCCCGCGGGTGTCCAGCCGCTTCATCTGTGCGGTTGTCTCTGGCGGGTCGATCTTGAGGAAGAATTCCATCATCGGACTCCTGAAATAAGTCTGGCTGCTGGCCCACGACGAAGGCATCGGGCGGGACGGCCAGGTCGAGATGGAGGGCGTACATCCACAGCGCCGCGCGGACAGCGTCGCCATCCGAACTAAACGCCCCGGCTGTCCGCATCGCGACAATCACCGCCGCTTCCTCTTCGGTGAGTAGGAGCGAGAAACGGATCATGCCAACTTCGCGTACTGGCGCTCAAGCTCGACCGTCCGGACGCTGACGCGGCCCTCACGGACTAACCCATCGAGAACCGCTTGCAGTTCGCGATCAGTGACCCCGCGAATATCAGTCATAAATGTCAAGAGCCCGGCAGTCGTGTAGGCGCCGAACCGCTCGAAGGGCCGTTCGAAGAGCCGACGTTGAATCCGCTCGTGCAACTCAGGGGCCCTGGTGTAATGGCGCTCTCGGCCCTTCATCACCACGGCGATCACGCCCTCGCTTTCAAGGTCGGTGAGCACCTGTTTCAAATCATCGAAGGTGCAGCCACCACGGTTCGCGAGTTCCGCCACGAGATCGCCGGCGGCATAGACCTTCCCGTCGACGAAGATGTCGCTCAGCAACACAAAGGCGAGTTTGGCGCGGATGCCGTCTGTACCCTTGGGTGACGCCGCGCTGCCGCCGTTGGGCGCTGGGGGAACAACCTGCGGGTCCTTCTCGACCGAGATCCAGCGATACTCCGTCCCAGCCGCTTGGCCACGCCGTTCAACTTTCCCAGAGGCCAACAGTTCGACCGTATCGGATGACTCAAGCCGATGGGTTCCGAGTCGCAGGAGTTGTTTGTTTATCTCGGCGGAACGCGTCCAGGCGACGGCAGTTTTGAGCAGACGTTCCACGATCTGTCTCCGCTGACCAGTAGGCGCTGGGACTGGTGGCCGAGGTCGAGGCGCGTTCGAGTCGGGCTCGGCCGCCGCCGGTGGTACCGCGATCGCGACCGGCTTGGTCGCGATCGCACTCACGGCATACTCCTGCCTGAGCGTGACCGCGGACTCGCGGCATCGCTGCGCGCGGGTTTCATATTCTCGAGCCCGGCATTCCAGGTCGTCGATGGCGTCGAGAATCGCCTGATGAGGCGTGGTCATAAGGAAGCAACCTTTTTCTGCTGGAACCAGGACGTGCGAAGACCGTGGGCGATGATGACGACAGAGCGAGCGGTTGGACGTCGCTGTCCCACACAGAGCGCGCAGTGCTCGCACGTCAATCGGTGACCAGCCTCATCGCTGGCAGGGCACACGATCTCATCAGGGCGCGCTGACTCGGTGACCAACCTCGTCCGAAATGTCCGCCAACCCAACTGGTGGGCCTGGGCTACCTCACCCTCAGATTCGACCGACGCCATGCAAAAACTCCGAAAGCGTTGATCGCAGGTCCGCCACTGATGGGTATAGCTTGGGGCCGGCGCGGCGTGCACGAGCAGTTCGCGCCACACATCGAAGGGAATCGCGGCAGGGTCGCCGTAGGCAGCGATCCGAATCGGCCGCGCGCGTAGTTCCCTGGCGGCCGCCAGCGGCTCCAGGCGCGCATAGGCGCTGCGCCGGTACGCGTCGTAGACCTTCAGCGGCCCCTGCCACCAGATGACGTAACAAGACCGTCCCTGCGCCGTGCCGCTGCGGTGAACACAGTCGCCGCAAATCGACCGATCCCGACCAGTCTGAATCGCCTCGCTCGGCGAAACGTCGGCGCGCAACACCCAAGCTTGTGGAATGTCCCCCGTCTTTGTGTTCAGCGATGACAGGGTCACCACGAGTACGACTGGCTCGCTGTCCAGTCGAGAGGGACCCTCGTAGACCACAAAGCCATTCATTCGAACAACCACCCTTGCGCCTGTTCGGCAGCGCGTCGCTCGCGCGCCGCTCGGTCGGACGCGGTAAACCCGTCACGGTCAAACTCTCCGCGCGCCACCGCAGCATCGAAGGCACGGTCCAATGCAGCTGCTTCATCGAGACAGCCTCGACATGGACCACAGGGCCACGGCGCGCCATTGCCGCAGACGAGACGATGGTTCATTCGCCCATCGCGAGCGCGGGCCCGCCCTCCGACTGCCACAGGCGATCGACGATCGGGAGTGGAACTCCAGCCTCAAGCCGCACGCGGCGGCGCTCGAGCACCCCGGCTAACGTCCCGCGGGCGCTCGGCCGCTCCTGGTGCGTCACGGAGAGGCATTGCCCCGGCGCAACCTCGATGAGCTCGGTGAAGCCGTAGAGTTCGCCGAGCGGGAAGAGGTCCTCGCTCATGCGAAGGGATCCTCGTCCTCGTCGCCGGCTTGGCGGTCTGCCCGCTCGGCTTGTTCGGCATCGAATGTCGCTTTCGCCGCCTGCACGGCGTCCCACTCGATTACGCCCAGCGCATGATCCAAACAGCGCAACAGCGTCGCCGAGCTGCCCGCGAGCGCCACGATCTGCCGCGGCTTGCCCTTCAGGGAGACGCCGCAGAAGCCACAGGTGGCGAACGTCTGGCTCACGGCCCAGGTGTGCGTCATGCCGTCACGTTGGCCGGTTGTGGTAGCCAGTCGAGATCAGCGCCTCCGATGTCGCCTACGCGCGTCCAGCCATCTGTCGTCGTCCGCGCAGGCAACCACGGATGCACGACGGCGTGGCAGACGGCGCACAAGGGCAGTCGGTTGCGAGCCGCGTTGCTGCCGCCGTGCTGAATCTGAATCACATGGTGCCAGTCCATTGGGCGCGAACCGGAGAGGCACGCGAAACACCGTTGTCCAGACATGGACGGGCGCGTCGCCTCGTGTGCGGCTCGAATCGCTTCTGGGTCCCACTCCGCGTCACGGAGAATCGCGAGCTCCGCAAAGTCCTTCAGCGCCTGCAGGCGATCAGTTTCGGCCGCGCGATAGAACCGCGCGAGCACTTCCGGTTCCGACACCGTCAGCGTCTCTCTGGCCGGTGGCGCCTGCTGTCCGGCCACCGCCTTTGGCGTCAAGTTCCGCAGGAGACTCGCCATGCGCGCCCATTCCGCCGGCGTCGGCTTGCTTGGTAGTTCAACCGGCGCGGGCGCCTGGTCCTTGGGCCGCATGGATGACTGCACGTGCCGAGGCCCGAGTGTCTTCGCCAGCGCGTGGCTCACCGACGATGTTGCGGACGCTATCTGATCCGGTCGGGGACAGGCGAATCCAAGGGCCGCAAGTCGATCCTTGATGCGATCCGCCCACTCGCCGTCTGAGATCGTCGGTGCGGCTAAGACTTGCTCGCGCGCGATGGCGCAGAGCTGCCGATAGTGGACGGCTGGGCGGTCGATGTAGCGGGAGAATGAATTCATTCCCGTTCTCCAGCAAAGATTAACCGACGCGTCAGCGGCGGTAGATCTTGATCTTTTTCGAGTGAGCGATCCTCTCGGACTACTGATCGTTGGTTCACAAGATCTTTTTCGGTCGGTCGGAAGGAAGGAAGGTCGGAAGGAAGGATAGGGTTTTCAGGGTGGTTTTCGTCCTTGCTAACCTTTGGTTTTTCGGCAGGATAACCATCATGGTTAACCTTCCAATTTTTAGGCGGCAAACCTTCATGGTTACCCTTCGGCCTGCCACCAAGGTTTCCGGCTTCAGCCCGGCGACGCATCGTCGCTCGGACCTGCTCGGCTGACTTGTTGTGCTCGAGATAGTCATGAATCTGCCAGCCGTCGCGGACCTTGTCCCACAACTGACAGTCCACCAGACGTTCTGCGAGCTTCTGAACCTTCGCTGCCGGTACGCCGAGAAAATTTAGGGCCGACGATGGAATGTGGCCGTTGGTCAAACCCTCCTGGCAATATCCGAGGCCGCAGACCCACAGCCATGACGCTGACGGTCCCGCCTTGAGAAACTTTCGATGCGTCCGCACGTTCGCCTCAATTTGGATATAGGCCATCAGCACTCCTACGCCCCGGCGTCGGCAGCTCGACGCCGGCCATCTGCCGACGTGATTCTTTCGCCAACGGTAAGGGCCAATTCGCCCATGACCAACAGACGTACCGCCAGAACAAGCCTTGTGCCGCCAGCGAGAGATGCGACGTGTCACCGCGCCAGTGTTGGTAATAACAGGGAAGCGTTGGAGGGGATGGCACGGTGTTAGTCAGCGCCGCGGCGCGCGCGAAGGCTGCATTATAGAGAGTCGTCACGTCTTCCTCAATCGCAAGATACAGTGATCTCGCGCACGGGCGTCGCTACTGCTGGTAAAAGTCCGGATCGTGTGGCGACGTCCGCGTCGCGAAGAACTCGGACAGGTCCGGCTCGCGCCGCATGATCTCGCGTGCGTACCAAGCCGTGTAGTTGTTATTGAGTTTGTAGAGATCGCCCACCGTCTCGATCGCTTTGAAGCGCAGGACCTCAAAAGCGGCCTTGATACCCCAGCGGCGCAGTCCTTTCGACTGGGCGTACCGCGCGAGCCGAACGAGTAACGCGTAGACGTGCGGATTGTTGGCATGGAACGCCGCAGCCCGTTCGGCCCAGGTGCCAGTAGCCGGCCCGTCGACCTCGATGATCGGTGTGACGTCGGCCGGTTGGATCTCAAAGAGTGAAGGTTGCTGAGCCATGATCAACTCCACACAAGCCGGGCGAGGATGTAGCCCAGCGCGATCGTGACGGGCACAAGGAAGCCCCAGACCGCCCCGAACTTGACGGCATGCCAGCACGGGCGGCAGAATCGCTTACCCTGCTCGATCTCGAAGGCCGAGAGCCGGCGGCCGCAGCCCTCCATCCAACACGTGTCAAGAGCGCCGAGCTCGCGTTTCATGCGGTCATCCTGGGAAATCACGGACGCGCAAGGCTTCAGGCCATTCGGCCGGGTCGCCGCCTTTCCGATCTTTCAAGACGATCTCTATCCCGCCGCTAACTGCGGTGACGCGACACGGATTCGTCCATTCGTCTAGTGCACAAGGCCCAGTCAAGCAAGGGCGAGTGCCAACCTGCTTCACAAAGGACGCCACATCAGCCTCACGGCACTGTTGGACGATGTGCTTGATCCAATCGACGGCGCACAGGCGTGCCTTCGCGCCACTCTCGCCGCCGACGATCACCCAATCGAGCGGCAACTCCTCGTACATGGGATAGAGCCAGCGCCGATGAAGTCGCTCGTATTCCTCATGGCCGCAATGCGGGCAGGTCTGCCCGCGTCCAGGCACGATGCGACTGTCGAAGGATAGTTGGCACTGGACGCACGTCAGCCGGTCGAGCGTGATCGGCCCAAGCAACGGCTCAGCAGAGATGAACCGTACCTTCGCCGGGGTCTTGAGCAGCAGTGGAATCCGTTCATCGGCACGTAACTGATCCTCGCAAGACACGCCCAGCCAGACATTCCGTAATGGCCAATCGCCAGTGTTCACGGCCCGTCGCTTCGGATGATGAAACCCGAGGATCGCCTTGGCAGCTTCATGCACCCGCTCGTGTTCGAAGCCTTGTGTCACCCATCCAAGCATCCGCCCTGGACGTTTCGTCAGGATCTGAAATGTGTGCTGTGGACAACAAGCCATGATTCCGAAGACCTTATCAATGAATTCGAAGGGCACGCCCTCATGGAAGAGGTCGCTCATTGAGTTCACGAACACGCGCTGAGGCTGCTTCCAAGAAAGCGGCTGCAGTAGCGCGTCAGCCACGAGCGCAATCGTGCCGGTCCACTGCGGCCCGGCTTTCGTTTGCTTCGTCAGCCCTTCATAGGCACGCCCTGGTCCGCTGAAGCGGTGGGCCTGCTTCATGGCATAGCAGTTCACGCAGCCAGGGCTGACGATTGAGCAGCCGCGGACTGGATTCCACGTGCGGTCAGTCCATTCGATCGACGATGTCGCGCTCACTGGTGTCTCCGGCCAGTCAGATTCACGACATCCGCGAGCCTCGGCGCCGGCCCTTTCTTTTTCGTCGGCTTGTGGAACTTCCGGCCGGTCTCGCTCTGCGCGCGCGCCCGCTTGGCGCCGCGTACGGCGAGCTGCTCGTCGTAGCGCCCTACCGAGATCGGCGCTTCGCGATCGCGCGGGTTCAAGAGCGCCGTCGTCCCGCACCTGGCGCAGATCCAGTACCACCCATCGTCCCGATGCTCACGGATCGTGTGCTTGTGACGGCAGAACCGGCGCAGGATCGCGCGGAACATCATGCGAGAGACCGCTCCATTTTCTTGACGTCGTTCGGATGGTCGCGGCGCCACTCGGCCCAACTGCGATGCCGCAGTTTGTGGCGAGTCCACCGTGGATGATCAGGCTTCGGCTTGAACAATGTCTTCACGCGTGGGTTCGCACACTTTTCGCAGAGCGAGCCAGCACTCAGGTGCTTGCCGCAGAAGTAGAGGCCGCAACCTTTCTCGCCTCCGTACGCTTCACCACCGCAAACGTACGCTAGGCCGCGGTCAATGGCCCTGCTGCAGCCGGGGTGATCACAGAAGGCGGGGACACCATAACCGATGTCCCGGTGCCAGCTCGAATCCCAACCGATCGACCAGCCCATCAGCCTTTCGTCCTTCTCACGCTCACCCCAATCCTCTGCTCGGTGTAGCCGAGCCATTCGCCGGTCTTCTCGCTTCGCAGATACCAGTCGAGCGTCCCGTCAGCGCCGAGGCGGTCGTCGTGCGCGACGATCCGAATGGGCGAGTCGACGCCATCGTACAGACCATGTGAGATCCTGCACATCGACACGATCCAGCGTCGATCGGTTCTCGCGCCGGTTTTATCGCCGCCCATGCCGCGGTGTTTCGTCCCGTCCGGCTGCGTGATGTGCACGGGGTCGATCGCGTACTTGCGTGACCGGCACGCGCAGGTCGGTACGCGACACTTCCGCTTCCCCTTCCCACCCCCGTCCCGATCGAGCGCGGCCTGCATCGCCCTCTGCTCGTGGGCCCGACGCTTGGCGGACCGTTCCTTCGCCGCCTTCAACGCTGTCCCGCGAGCTTCTTTCCAGAGTGGACCGTTCATCGCTTAACCACGTAGACCTTCGCCGGACCGACAGGTAGGTCGGCTGGCCCTTTCAAATATGGCGCAATCCAAACGACTTCGTGGGCCTGTTTTGAGGGATACCACTGCGATCGGTAATGTCCGGAGACCCACCACTGATGTTTCCAGTCGACGTGCCGCCTTTGCGCGTCACGCTCTGCATCCACCGCGCGTTTCGCCTCACGGCGAAGCATCACAACACGTACAGGCGGGTCCGGTCCAAGGTGCCCCTTATGTTGCATTTCACGGCGCCACGCCCGCGGTGCGACTTCCTCACGCGTGGCGATGTAGGGCGAGCGCAGAAATGCCAGGCGCTTCAAGATCCCTTCCAATGCCTTAGCCACCGTGGGGTCAAGATCGTCAGGATACTTCACGCCGTACCGAACCGATCCACCAGAAAGACGCTGTCGGCCATCACTGGTCGCGATGTTGAAGATCAGATTCAAATGGTCGCCAGCATCCATCAAAAAAAGAAAATCTCTCGAGCCATCGCCATCGACCGCTTCGCCGGTGCCAGCGTGTTTCAAGAGGCTGGCGACCTCGTCCGACCACCACAACGCTGGTGCCGGCAAAATATCTCGACTGATGATGTGTGGCGGGAGAGGCGCCGCCTCGACAAGGTCCGCGATCTCGCTGGACCAGAGATAGGGCGTCCCCACCACAAACCCGAACGCGATCCGAACGCGCGCAACATCTGGCGACTCATCCTTGAACATGACATCACGACAGTCGACATGACCGGTGATGACCGCCAGCGCAAAGGAGAGCTGCTCGCCGAGCGCGTGCCAGCCAGCAGTGGCGCGGAATTCTCGGCCCATTGCGTGTAAGAGTTCCTGCTCACGCACAAGTTGCTGAACGACGACGTGCTCGGAGAGGGTCTTTCTGAGGGCCTGGGCCATGTCCTCGGCCTCCGCGAGCGTCGGCGCGACACCCTCTCCAAACTTGGCGCGGAGTGCATCAAGCGCGCTAAACGTCAGCATGGATCTCCTAGTACGGTGGATAGACGACCGAGACGTGCCCGTCGGCCACACGAATCTGCGCGTCGGCGAGCGCCGAAATGTCTGGCGACTGAGAGACGAACAGCACGTGGTACGCCCCGCTGCGCTCGAGCACCCGCCGGAGCATCGCGACGTACCGGACCGAGTTGTCCGGGTCGAGCGCGCCGGCGGTCTCGTCGCGGAACACCGTCCGGATCGGCGCTTCGTTTCGCTGATTGACGAAGATCGCAATCGCTGACTTCAACGCCTCATCGACGATGACTTGCTCCCCGCCTGATAGATCCAGCAGATCGCGCATCGCCCCACCCCGCTCGGCGTCGAAGACGCGAACTTCGAAGGCGTCCTTGAAGCCTTTCTTGTCGGCCTTCGGCTCTTGGGTGATGAGTTCGATCTGGAAGCGACCGTCGAAACAGACCTGGAGCAGATCGTTCGCGAGCGCGCTGACACCAGGGCCCGCGGCGTCGATCTCCAGGACGGGCAGTCCTTGCTTGCCGAAGACCCGATCAAGGGCCTGCCACTCGACCAGATCGGTCTGCAGCTGCGTGACCGCGGCTTCGAGCCGCTCGCGCGTCGCTTGTCGTTGGCGGAATTCGCCGCGCCGCTGTTCGAAGGCGCGGATCTCGGCATCGAGTCGCGCCTGGTCGGCCACGGCCTGCGTGTGCGACTGTCGAGCCTGTTCGAGCGCGGCGGCCGCCGCCGCCAGATCGCGTTCGGCCTCAGCGTGCTGGTCGGCCGACGTCTCCAAGGTCTGCGCCTGCTCGTGAAGCTGCCTGATCTCAGTGCTGATCCGATCGTGCTCGGCAACCAGATCGGCCAGCCGCTTAGCCGCCGCCTCTTCGATGACGCCCTGCTCAGTAAGCGCGTCGGCCTCGGCTTGCTTGGTCAGCGCAATAGTCCGTGCCAGTTCACGTGCGTTCGACGCCAGCGCCTCGGCCTTGAGCGTGTCTGCCTGATCCAATGCCTGGCGCTCGTCGGCTCGGGCCGTCTCGATGTCCTGTTCCAGTTCCTTCACCCGCGCGGTGGCGACCTGGAGCCGCGCCGCGTCCTCGCGAGTCGCAGCATGTTCGGTCTTGATCGCGTCGTCGATCGCGCGGGCCTCGCCGCGATATTCCTCCGCTCGCTGGCGGACCTCCTCCACACGGGCCGTCAGGCTGTCGAATGCCTCTTGGGCCTGCTGGAGTGCCTCCACGCCGGCCTCACAACCAGGGATCGCGTCCCGGGCGACGACGGCATTCTGGACGAATTCGCAGTGGGCCTCGGCGCAGCGTTCCCCGAAGGGCGTCCGATCGAGCAGGGTCACCGCCTCTTTGGCGCGGGCCAATTCGTCGGGCCAATGGAGATGTTCCACGAGGCGGCCCTGCGCCACGCTCCGCTCGCGCTCGATCAGGCGTCGCGCCTGCTCGCATTGATCGATGGCGTCGGCGACCTCCGCGCGACGCCGTTCCAGGAGGTCGAGGGCCGCGACGTGGCGCTCAATCTCATCGCGGCGATCGAGCAGGGCCCGGTTGTTCGCGATGCGCGTCTCGGCGGCCGCGATGCGCGTTTGGCTTCGCTGATGGATCTCGGCGACCGCGGTTGCCCACGTCTGTTCGATCTGGGGCACCGGTGGCACGGCTCGGACCGCGTCCTCGTACTCGAGTTTCCGTTGATAGACCCGGGTAGCCAAAGCGTTCAGGTCGCGAACGCGGGCTGCCTCGGCGGCGCGCTGATCGGTGAGCGTTCGCTCCCTGGCGGCGACCTTCTCGAGCATGACGCTCTTGACCCGCACGAGTTCCCGCGCGTCGGTCGCGTGGGCCTCGACGCGCTGTTGGCAGGGTCCAATCTGGTCCGCCGCGCGCTGTTGCGCCGCTTTGGTGCTCCTGACGCGCTCTTCGGTCTCGCTCAGCTCCACCTGATACCGGTTGCCGAGGGCGCCGAGCTCGTCGGCCTCCTCGTCGGTCGTCTGCGGGCGCAAATGGCCGACTAGGCTCTGGAGTTCAGCGACACGCCGATCGACCGTCAGGGCGCACGTGCGGGCGGTAGCGGCCAACGCCTCGTAGTGGTCCAACCCGAGCAGCTGCGCGAAGAGTTCCTTCCGCTTGCCCTTGTCGAGCCGGAGGAACGATCCGGCCTTGTTCTGGGCGGCGAAGGCTGAGGCGAGCACCAGTGGCAGCGGTGGGAGTTCACGCGCGACCGCTTCGTCGAAGGTCGAGACCTTGCCGTCGTTCAGGAGCCGCCCGTCGCGCTCCAGGATGGCGTCAGAGACGCGTTTGACCCCGTCCAGTTGGAGACGGGCTCGGTACGTCCCGCGGCCCTCCAGCACGGCCGTCACGTCGATATAGGCCGTCTTGGTGGTCGCGTAGTCGAGGATCTCGCCCCGCGACGGGAATCGCCGGAACCACGCGGCAACCATGCTTTCCAAGAGAAAAGTTTTCCCCTGTCCGTTCGCCCCGCACACGGCGATCAATCCGGACGGGACGTCCCGCAGATCAAGTGTCACAGGCTCAGCAAACGGACCGATACCGGCCACGCTGACGGTGAGGATCTTCATGGCTGAGGCTGACTGTTCTTGTCGCCCTCGAGGACTTTCGCGATACGGCCGAGCTTGGTGTTGATCTCATCGAGAAGACACAGCACCGCGATCGCACTCAAGAACATCTGAAACATCAACACGAAGATCATCTGAGCTCCGGTTCACGGCCCGCTTCGGCCGCGCAGGTTGTGACCGTGGCAACCGCATCAGCGTGCGGATCGAGAAGTAATTGGAGTTTCGATTCCAAGCACGCGCCCCAGGCCAGCCCTTGGGACGCCGCGTAGACCGCGACCTTCTCAGGGATCGTCTGCGCGGTGAGCAGCTCGGGCGCGCGGATCGAGTGCTCGAGTTCAGGGATTGGGTCGAGCTTCAAGGACCGACAGCCCTCGAACGCCCGATGGATGTGCCCGACGTCGAGGACGCCGACCTCGGCCTTCTTGAACGTGTACTGCACGCGGATGTCGGCGCCGCCGATGAGGAATGGATCGATCGGGTCACACAGAAAGCCGTCGCGCGTCAGGCGCCCCTCGACGTGGAGCTGCGCGGGCACCTTCAACGGCACGAACTGCCAGGACCACTGGAGCCAATCGGCGAGCTGGCCGGGCTGACGCGTGCCATCGTACTCGACGACGTTAAAGCCCTTGATCTCTTGTTCCCCGAAGTCCAAACGGCAGATCGACCCAGCGTAGATCGCGCCGCCGAGCTCCTGAGCCCGATGGACGTGATTGAGAAGTTTGGGAATCGGGCCGAACAGCTGCAGCAACCGCTCGTCGAGTTCGATCTCCTGGCCGATCGACGGTTGCCCGGTCGACATCACCGCCCCGGCGACATTCACGTGCCCGATGAACAGTTCCGGCGAGTCAGGATGTCGGTCCTGTGCGAGCTTGTCGGCGAGCATCCGGAAGATCGCCTCGAGCGGCGCCTTTGCCTCTTGGCCGAGCAGATCATGCGAGATGCCGGCCGCGACGAGACCACCGCGGTTGGGATAGGGTAAGCACGCGATGTTCGCGTGCCCGGTCGTCGTCGCGATCGTGATGACCTCGGGCGTGGTGACGACATGGACCCCATGCACGGTCGCGAGCCGACCGAAGACGTCCAGGTCACCCGGCGCATCGTGATTACCTTGGACCACGACCACCGGCGCCCACGTGGCCAGTCGTCGGATCCGCTCTACCATCGCGTTCCGATCCTCGGGCGTGCTCTTCGTGTGGTACAGGTCGCCAGGGTAGATCCACGCCGAGACCTCATGCGACTCACCGAAGGCGATGATCTGGTCGAGTGCGTCGAGCCGATCCTGATTGCGCGGATGGCTCGACTGCACGTGTGTATCGCCGATGTGAACAAACCTGTGAATGGTCATCGGCGGACTGGCGAGACGGTGACAACGAACTCTTTCCCGTCGACGACAATGCGGCTACGTCCATCCTCAAGCCGGTCGATCGCCTGAGAAAATGCTCGGCTGAGTTCATCGAGCGCGCCAGGGTCTGACACTTTGGCGACACAGACGATGGCACCAGTGTCGCTGTTGGACAGCACCCGCCAGCCGGTCGATCCTTTTTGGTTGATAGACGGCTCCCTGGTAGCCGCTTTCAGCACTCGGACCAAGAGACGATCGAACTTGAGTCCCACGGTTTCAGTACCTTCCCTCGTCGGTGCCAGGGAGATTCGGCTGGCGCGGGTCCACGATTTTCAGCGTCTTGACGTTGAGTTGATCCGGGTACTGCTCGTTGGTTTCGTCCTCAATCCGGACCGGCCAGCCTTTCTCCTTGGCGAAGTCGGCGTCCTTGGCGTGTTCGTGACTGAAGGTCGTCCAGCTCTCGCCGGTCTTCGCGACGATCTCGTAGAGCGTCCAGGACTGGCCTTCGCGCTGACCGCTCTTGTACTGGCCGGTGCGCTTCTTGTTCACCGCCGCGATGAACTTCGCATCGGCCGGCATCTTGAACCCTGGGACGGCGTCTTTGGGAGCCGCTGGACCCGTCGCCGCGGCAAACGGATCCTCGTCGTCGTCCTCTTGGTCCGGCGGGGGCTCCGGTGGAGGCGGCAGCGCGGCCGCCGGCGGCTCTGGATAGAGCGCCCCGATGCCCGCCATCGCCTGCTGCGTCACGAGCTTCTTGATCGCTGGATCACTCATGTCTGGCGTGAATGAAAACCGCACGACGAGGAAGGGTTTCTTGAGCTGATCGACCGTGTAGGACTGATCGACGTAGTTCCGGATCGCCCGGTGCATGGCCTTGGTCTCGCAGATCTCGTTCCCGCGGGATCGCTGCTGGAGCAGTTGATTGGGCGTCATCGTCTTGGATTCCGCGGATCCGTCGCGCAGGTCGAGCTCGCGCGTCCCCTTCACGGTTTGCAGTTGGCCGTCGTGGGTGCGGATGTAGCCGACGTACTGCCAGAGCCAGTAGTGCTGCTGGCGCATGTCGTCCAACCGTCGGCAGGCCCGATCGTCCCACTGAAT